GAGAGGCTACGCAGACGCGCACAAGATCCCGGACAGCGCCCTTCTGTTCCCGCTCTCCGTTCGCCAAGTCCAGCACCATCTCAAGCTGGTGTGCGATCACCTTGGCTATGAGAACATCAGCACCCACAGCTTCCGCAAGTGGTACGCCACAAGCATCTACAACGACAACGGACATGACATCGTGCTTGTCCAGCGGCTTCTGCAACACTCTTCCCCGATGGTTACCCGACGCTACATCGGCGTGAGCGATGAGCAGATGGAACAGGCGATTGCCCGTCATGTGAACATCATCAGCGCATGAATCACACAAAAGAATAGAGCCAGAGGCGTGATTGCTTCTGGCTCTTTTTTGGCGTTCTATGGTTTTTCACCGTGTTCAAACCGTGCTTGCCGCGCCGCTTGATAGCAAGATGAAAGATTAATTATTGATTCATCGTCCAGCAAGTCTTCCCAATAGCTGTTCTTCTTCTTGCACAAAGCCGTGAGGTCTTTATCCGTGATAGGTTCAAGCGTTCTGTTGATATGCTCTAACGCGCAAAACAGACTTGTATAACCTAAGTGGTCTATTGCTTGCCAACTCGCTATGCAAAAGTGGTAAAAAGGCTCTTGGTCTGCCGCTCCTGTTGGCTGGAAGCAAACGCGCTCGACTATTACTTCATTACGCAACTGATTGAAATACAAGGCATTGTAATGATATATAGGACTTTCTGATGCGTCTGGTATATTTCCCAAAAGAATCAGCACTTTAATCGGATTTCCAACGAATCGGCTTGCTCGTTCAATATCTTCTTTAGCTCCATCTCTTGGCGCTTTCACTTCTGCGTACCAGTCATACTCTGGAAAGTAGAAGTCTGGAAGATATCTTGTCCCGTCTCCAAGTTCAAAACCTTCTGGCTCATATTCGTATTCTATACCTGCATGGTCGAAAAAAACGGCCCATCGCGCTTCTAACCGTGAGCGGAATCTGTACCCGTTGTATACAGTTTCGATAGCTTTCATCAATTTACTTTTTTCTGCTCTCTTGTCCACTCCATGAAGCCTTGCATATAGGCAGTCAGTTCGCTCACCTTGTCAGTGAGTTCTGCAAGGTTGATTGCGATGGACTCAAGGCAAGTCACTTTAAGCCCTTCCTCAAGCGGCATATCGCCGTCTTTGAAGTCATCGCTCTCCATGAGATTTTCAAGCACGGTTGCGGTTGTCCATCTGCGAGGGCTACTAAGCATTGCGCGGATTTCATCATTCATCTTCATTATCTTTCCTCCTAAACGGATTTCTTTCACGAACAGCATACCCGGCTTCTGTGAGTAGCTTGTTCTTTAGCTTCTTCGGCACTGTTGGCAAAGGTTGCCAGTATAAGACTTCTTGCGAGTACGCTCTGAATCCACTCCACCGCCCGTGCTCTTGAAGCGATGATATAACTATCTTGCCCCAGTTCGTGCAACAAAGCACATGAACATTGGGCGCTGGGAGTTCCTTTTCCACGCTAATCCAATCTTACATCACCCTTTCTCTCGCCCCCATTAGAGCGTAACTGCTCTTCTGGGGGCTTTTTTGTTGCTCACTGTATCGTCAGCGTTCCCACGTTATTGATGTGCATATTGTTGTTGCCGTTCTGGACGCACACGGTAGACGGGTGGAACATCGTTTGCAAAGCTATGATGCAGTATCCAGCTTGCAATCCATACTGCGGAACATTACGGAGAACATACGAAACATAGCGGTCAATGACTCTGCCAGTGTACTCGCCATCGCTCCACTCACGGAGTCTGAGAATGTCACCCGGTTGCACATCATTCTCATCTAATCGCAGTTCAAAGGTCTTTCTGCCAGCCTTGACTTCTTCGAAATACTCAGGCAGTATCTTCTTCTCTATCGTTTTGCCCATAGCCGTCATCTCTCCCTTCCACATACTTATCTCTAAACTTAAACTTTCTATTTCCCTCGCACCACGGACAGCCGCCATGATTGCGACAGCTTGGGTCAATGGCCTTGCTACCACGATATGGCTTGCGATGCTCTTTGCCGTGGGCTATGGATTTGTCGAGGCTCATAACTTTTTCAGCCAAGTCTCAAATTCCATAGCGCAGTTGTGGCACAGTTCCTTGTCAATGAAGTCAGGTACGGAATCTCGCAGAGTTCTTACTTCCGGGTTGTCCTTGTACAGACGCACACGATTGTAGAACACATCCGACAGTGGGAAACAAGCGCCACATCTTTCACAGTATCTTGCCATTGCCATTTACATCATCCCTTCTTTCATCTTTATCATTCTTAGCTATTTTGAGCAAATTGATTCTACGCCCTCAAATTTGCGCTCTAAGCGCATTTGCCATCTACCCATGCAGAGATGCTGCCAACGCCCTTAAAACGCTTCTGAGTGGCTTCTGATGCGTCACAGGAGCAAATAAAGCAAAAACTTATATTGTACTCCTGCGGCGCGTGTGTTGTCAATCAGCTTTCAACCCGTCCAGATACGCCAGCCCTTTGCCCGTGATGGAGAACTTGGCATCAGGGCCGATGTAGTTCATCTCGGCATCCTTGAAAGCATCGCGCACTTCTGCAAGCCCCATCTTGTGCGTCACCTTCTGCGTGGCTCCGTCCTTCCAGATCGTGGCGTTGATTTCCACTTCCACAGTGTCCTTCGGAATCGAAAGCACGATGTAGTCAGACTCAAGTTCGATTGTTTCCATCATGTGTCCTCCGGTAGAATGTCAGCGTACTGCTTCTGAATCTCAGCAGAAGAACGCTTTTCGCCCAAAGGATTTGCATCCTCAACGGCAAGCCCTTCACGCTCATAGAGGCCAAAGTGCGCTTTCTCAAACCAGATTGTTAATACTTTGTCAAGAGAACCAGCCGCACCAGCCGCTTCGATACCAGCCGCCACAACTGCGTCCATGACTTGCACAAACTCTTTGTAGCGCGGATCATCTGCGCGATACTTGCCGTTCCTCCATGCGTTCACAGTATTGCTGTTAAGCCCCAGAGCCAGATGGCATGTCTTGACGAGCATTGGCATCCCGCTCTGGGTGCAGAGGTCAACATACTTCATCAGTGCGTTCTGCATGGACTCAATGCTATTGTGGTCAACGGTCTGTCCAAGCGCCCAGCACTGTCCAACGAACCAGCCAGCCGCCCGGTTGAGATCAGCTTTATCCTCGCGCATCATGGGAGACAGTGGGCTGTTCTGCCAATTGGCAAGCATCTTCTCTTCTGCCATCTTCTGCTTGTTTCGGCTCCCCTTCGGTCTGCCTCGCGGTTTCTTCGGCGCTTCGGCTTCTTCCCGCTTCTTTTTGTTGTCACGGGAAATCATGTTGCTGATGACTTGTTTGGTAGTGCCAAACTTCTGTGCAATCCGCTCATGCGTCCAGCCCATCCCGGCAAGCTGCTTGATCTTCCTCAAGTCAAGCGGTTCCTTCGGCAGTTCTTTCTCCTCGCCTGTGGCTTTGTCAATGAATGTTTCAGCTATTGGTTTTCACCTCCTGTTTCAGCCAATCGAGCCATGTTTGATAATCAGAACCGTTCCCGTTCATGATGAGCCAATCAGCCAGTTCCTCGTCCGTCATTGCCCTGATCTTGTCGGCGTTGGTCTTGGGTTTCGGATGAAACCGTCTGTATGTTCTGCGCTCATCCGAGCACTTTTCTCTTGTACACATGCAGTACTCACCGCTTCTCTCATCTGAAAATTCAGCCATCACTTCACCTCTTTCTGCGGCAGTACACGGTTGTAATACGCTCTTGACTCCATGTACTGCTCAATCTTTCTCGTCTTCCCCAGAGCTTCGCGCATCAGGTTGAGCATCTGCTTTCCCTTCTCAGAATCTACAAACTGTGCCAAAGGCTCAAGGGAAATCACCATATCCTTATGCTCACGGCGTTCCTTACGGCACAAAGCCAACTGCGTGGCTACCTTCGCTCTGCCCTCATAGTCAAGGCCGTCAAGCTCAAGACTGTGGAGGAAGTCTTGCGTAAGCTGATCGCACCGCTTGACTTCCTGGCTGTTCCACAAATAGTCCTTCTGAGCGTCTGTAAGCATACTTATCATGTCGGAAATGCTCTGTGAAAAGTGAGGATTGTCAGCTTTCCTTTTCGGCATCTTCCTCTTCCTCCGGTTCTCCTATCACCACAATCCCAGCGCTGTAGTACAACAGCATGGGAAGTATGGCGAACAGGAGAATCCACCATCGGTCAAAATGGTTAGCTCCCCACGCGCACCACGCGATTGAGAATGTGCTGATGAGAGCATCAAAAACGGATTTGACGATATTAATAATGAACATTCGCTTGTCTATGGTTTATTCCTCCTCTTTCTTCTGCCAGCATCTCTGTTTACCATACATGCCGACAACTCTCATGCTCTTGCACCGTTCCCAATCTTTCATGCGGTTCATTATCTTCCCGATGTCCTTAGACTCCACAAGACTCGGCTCTTTCGGGAAGTCAGGGTTCGATGACAAAGCCCTGTGGCACAGTTCCCTCACGCACGTTAGCTCCCCGGGGTTCTTGCGCTCAAGAAACGTCTGAATAGCACCTACGCGCCAGTCATCTTGCATGGCGTTCTCCTGTGCTTCTCGGAACTTGTCCAGCAGTTTCCGGTCGGCGAATGGCTGCATAAACTGGTCATCAATCTTTGCCTTGGCTTCTGCCCAGCATTGCATGATATACTCGCGGATTTCTTGCTCATGGTCATAGATATCGTAGCCATTGCAGTGGCACTCCACAGGATACCAGCGCCTATTGCCTGTCTTGTCCACAAGCGGGTTGCTGTCATTGCTGGTAGCGATAAAAATACACCGCCGCAGAAGTTCTGTCGTGTTCCGGTCATACGGCTTTCTGTAGCTGTCACGCTGGCGGGAAACGAAAGCCTTGATAGCTTCCTGATCCTTCGCCTTCGTGAAAGCGGACATCTCAGGAATCTCAAGAATCCACTTGCCAGCGAGGTTCTCGATAGCCGCTTGCCCTTCCATAATTTTGAGTTCCCCGAAGTAGTCATCGTTGATGGCAAGGTATCTGCACAGCGTTGACTTGCCACAGCCCTGATCGCCTATCAGGATCGGAATGTCTTCAAACTTGCACCCAGGCTGATAAAGCCTGTGGATGCCGCCAGCGAAGATCAGGCGCGACACCTCGCGTGTGTAGTCGGTGTCCTCCACCTTCCCCCACTTTGTCAGGAACTCTGTGCATCGTGGCTTTCCATCCCACTCTATGCCATCCACAATATCCGTTATGGGATTGTATCGGCGGTCTTCAAACAGGATGCGCAGAGCAGAAGAATGCTTCTCTTTGCTATACATTCCATATTGCCTTTCGATGTAATTCATACTCGCGGCTTCGTCAGCGTCAGACCACGGCGTGATAGTCAGTCCCCCCTCCTCATCCATACGGTGGATCTCGGCGCGGTTGCTCACATCGTTGAACTTGATGCCTGCGTATCTATCGTCATGCCGCATGATGCTGACGAAGTTGTCTATGGTCAGCTTCGGCTTGTCTCGCTCATTGTAGACGAGAGACACCATAGGCGATTCTGCAAGCTGTTCCTCGCGGAATATCTCAGGGTTCGCTTCTTCAAAGGTAGTTCTCGCAAATTCCTCCGAAGTCACGCCCATGTCCATCAGCGTTTCAACGGTTCTGAGGATGTCAGCCGGGGCGTAGCCGTGAGCTTCGCACTTCTTAAGGTCATCAAGTGTAAATCCAAGATCGCTCAAGCGTCTGATGCTCTCGCCTTGGCTCAGTTTCTTATTCCTTATACCCGCACTTGACACCTCCAAACCATTTCATATCTTCGTGATACTTGCACTTGCGGCATGTGTAGACAGATACCATGCACTGCCCTCCGATGCCGAAGCGTTTAATCACATGCGGCTCTGGGCAAGAGCGCACACAGCCGGGAGAGAATAGCTTGCCAATTACGTCATCGTAGACAGGCGCATATTTAGGGTCAAACGGTTGCTTCTTATCCACCGTCCCCATGCTTTGCTTCCTTTGGAAACCACGGGATATCGCACATCTCAGGCATTGTGAGTTCCATCTGCAATGCCCACAGGAAATTCCAACACGCAGCCACTAAGTGCGGCTCGTCCATATGCCCAATGATGTGCTTTGCCGCATGACGCATACCACTGTCCATCAGGCTATGCACAGGGCATCCGAGGTCTACGTTGTGTTCCCCGTACTTTTTTGCCCCAGCTTCGCAATGCTTTGAAACCTCAATGATTGCGTTCCAAGGAAGCAAATCCATACGGCCTTTCCCATCGTGCATGTCCCTCTGAAAACCGTTTGGAAAGACTGTGCGCTCTCCGCTGTCTTTGATTTCAGCCATCTTTTACCTCATGTTTGCATTTCTCATAGATGTGAATAAGACTCGTCAGATAGTCAATGCTGTCATAGTCGATATCGTCTTTAACCTCTTGAATGATGTAGAATTCCAGATGGTTTTTGAGCGTTTCAGCTTCATCTTTTGTCAGTTCGACCATGCTCATTCCTCCTTCGGCGGCTGTGACTCGTTTAGCCCGTCCTCTCCAAAAAAATCAGAGTAGTCAAAGTAATGCCCAGTCGAGTCAATATCGAGGATTTTTGCAATCATTTTTGCGTTTTCCTCGTTATTGCAATGCACGATAGTCTCTTCCGCATCGGCATCAATCAACTTGATTTCGCCGGGATAGAAACCATAGTTCTGACGCTCCATGATACCGCGAACATAGTCGCACGCCGTCACAGCGTCTTTAGCGCCCGCGTCCTCAATATTGTCGCAGAAATCATATGCACTCATTTCTCCAACAAATCGGCTATACACGGCGGTCGTGTCTCCGCGCACAGTCCCTTTGAGCGTTTCGCTCGCGCTCTCCCCAACCAGATACTTGTTACCGACTTTAATTTTGTACTTCATTTTTCTTTCTCCTTTATCGTTTTGTTGCCGTCAGCAAAACCTTTTTGCCGACATTGGCAATATGGTTTTAGAAGAGGGAGCGTAACTGTGCCGCCCATCCGCGCAGAGAATCAATTGCCTCTTGTCTGTCGATATATTCAGCCATCCTCATCCTCCCTGTTCTCTTCCCTGTACTGGCATACATCGCAATCCTTCGGGCAGAAGTGACCATCGCACCAGCGCGGGTCATATTCACTCAGATTGTTCATTGAGTCTTTCCCTCATTTCGTAATACAGGATGTCATGGATTATCTTCCCAGAAGTCTCTGCTTTGCAGAAGATGATCTGGCAATCATACCTTGCCAGCCACGCGAGGATGGATGCCACAAGCGCATTGGGTGTCATGCGTGAGCGGTATTTCCCGTTGTAGATGGACTCAAAAGTGGCATTCTCTACCAACAGATAGAGTTTAATGCCACCTTTTGCCGCCCTTTGGAACTCCCGCTCAAATCTACCACGCTCACTTGTAAAGCACATGCACAGTTCGTCTATGCTGTTCTTGCGCTCTACAACAACCGCGTCCTTAAGCGAAATGATCTCCCCCGTTGGCGCGGTAAACTCTGCGCTGTAATCCCCGACATCCAGCTTCTCTCGGCGATAAGGCCGACCGAATTGTGCGTATCGTTTCTCTGAATACTCAGTCGGCCTCTCTCGCGTATCGACCAGAATGGTCATGGAATCAAGCGTTTGCTCGATTTCTACCGGATGCATCAGAACGGGAGTTCACCATCGCTGTCATCCAGATCGGTGAAAGCGGGAGCGACTGCGGCCTTGCGAGACTCAGGGAGCGGCTTGTCCTTCAGCATACGGAACTTGCCAGCACGGATGTTCTCCACGCTGTCAGATGCAGCGGCCTCGGTACTCCATCCGGTTCTGCCATTCATCTCCCATTCCTTGTTGCGGTAGATGAGGCCAACGCCCTTGCCCTTGAGCGTCTTTTCGTCCCACGCCCAAGTGAAGCCGGGATTGGACTCCTCAACAGACCAGATGAACGTGTTGAACTTTTTCTTCTTCCACGCATCCTGTTCCGTGCCGTCATCATTCGGGAGGTTGATGCGGAAGGTTCCTCTCCACTTCTTGTCCTCGCGCTCGTTGTTGTCGTAGTCGCGCTTGAAGATGCCAGCGTAATCACCCTCGCTGACATCGTGGGCAATCATCAGAGTCTCGCCCCAGTCGTTTTTCTCGACTTTGGCGCTGATGATCTTGCACACATAGCCGCCAGCGGGGAGGGTTTCGCGTCCAGAGGAAGGCTTTTCGGGTTTGAAATCGGAAAACTGTCTCATAAATATCTCCTTAAAATTAGATTGTTTGATAGTAAGCGCCTTCTACAGCGCCAGTGTCAGGATCGATTAGTGGACACCATCCACCAACCGTTCTGTCATCTAAGATGTATTCGCCAGATTTGCGGCATTGTTTCCTCGCATATGTCTCCAGCAAGGGGCAACGAGCGCAGCAGACTGTATCGCCGCTGAATGAGATCTCCACTGTGCGTTTGACATACGACAGGCTGTTAGCTTTATCTGCCATATAATCGCCTTTTCTTATAGCCCCCAGTATTCTCTGATGCGGTCAGCCACGGCCTTTAAGTCGTTGTCGATCTGGAGCGGGAACATCTCTTCCGGGCTTTTGCTTATGTCCTGACCGTCCGACTGAGTGCGGAAGAAGTATTTGTTCGTGCCTTCCTTCATGGCTCTCAGGCAGACGGTAACAAGCCCTTCAACGCAAACCTTCTGGTCAAGTAGTTTGCCAATGGTCTTGAGTTTTGTGTCACCGTAGTCGTTTGTCTCTTCGTGCATGATGAGGAACACAATCACATCATCGGGTAGCTTGTTCTTGATGAACATAATCAAGCCGTAGGCATCATCCGCGATGCTGTTGTACAAGTCGAACTGGGAGCCGCCAGCTTTCTTCGTATGCTCTGCCATGAACTTTGCAGTCTGCTGGTAGCCGAAGTCATCAACTACGGCGGTCTTGCAAGGCATCTTCTCAAGTGCGGTCTTAACGCTCTCCACGTTCGCAGACTTGTACTCATACTTAAACTTCTTCGGGAATGGAAGACGCTTGTTGACAGTATTGACAAACAAGATCTCGTCTTCCCCGAAGTTCTTGAGTGAGCGGCTTTTGCCAGTGCCGGACTTGCCGTACACAATTACGCATTCACCCATCAGGATTTCTCCGCTTCTTTCTTATCGCGCATCCGGTGGACGAAGCCGACCACGCCCTTGACGCGATTGACGATTTCATAGTCCTCATCGGGCGCGTTCACCGCCGCTTCGATCTCGTCAAACGCAATGTTCATCAGTTCTTCGCTGTTCAAAAACATCATATCAACCTTCCTTTCAGATCTTATATTTTCTTGCCAGCCGTCTGATCTCTTGCTCATACTCATACGGCTTGAGGTTCATCGGGATATTACGCTTCGCTATTTCAAACCGCTTGTAGCGGTCGGGGTACTGCGGCTGTCTAAAACTCTTCCGAAGAATTTCCATAATAGACATCCCCATCGTCCCACCATTCGTCCCCGTCTTCATCATCCTCAATCCAAGGGGGATAACCCCTCGCCAGCAAGGAAGACACGATGGGGTCATCAGGTATCAACACCATCTGAAATTTCCTCCACAATCTGCCATAATTTCATGAGGTCAAGGAAGTTGCGTGGGTCAAGCCCGGTTCTACGCTTCAGCTTCTCAATGTTGTACCTGATGTACATGTGCGAAGCCGGGATTGCTTTCGCCGCTGGTTTGACCTTCATGTTGCACTGCACAAGGGCCTTTATGATCTTGGCCTCTTGCTCAGTCAACTCAACCGCATTCAGCTTCTTCCACCTCCTTGTGGTGGCTGGCCTCAAGGATAGCGCCGTAGTGCTTGATGATGCGGTCAGCCATCGCCAGCTTCTCCGTCAGCAGACTGTTCTTCTGCTTCATGTTTTCGGCATCTACGACAGCCGCACGAAGCTCACCTTGCAGAGCCGTGATGAAGTCCTCATACTCGGCTTTCTGCCTTGCGCTCATCGCCAGCGCGTCTTTGTACTTGGCATGAAGCTCGTCATACTTCTTTCTGCTTACGAACATAATTCCCTCCTGTAATCCACTGGCTGTTGGGCAGTTCCTCCAGCCACTTGCAGAATACCCGCCACTCAGGTAGACGGTGGTCACGCCTCTGATTGTAGATGGTCTTCAACTGCCTGTAGTTTGTTGTCATCCTCGCGGTCAACTCAAGGCCAGCGGGGAGACTGTAGACCAGCCGGAGGAATGCCTCCGGTGAAGGATCGGCGTTGTAGGCATTCTGTAGGCAGATGCAAGCGTCCTTGATAGCGGGATGTACCCACTCATTGAACGCTTCATCCAGATTCATCCGCGCCGCCCTGTGCATTGTGGACTGACTGCTCACGAAGTCGATGAAGTGGTAGCGCTGAAGCTCCATCCACATCTTGTTGGAGCAAGTCAAGTCAAACTGCACGATGATGCCGTTAAGGAAGTTATCATGGCCTGTCCCGATACCAGCCCGTCCAAGGCTGTCGATAGTCGGGGTCAGTTCCATGTTCAGCATGAACGGCTCCACCGTCATCGGGAACTTAGCGCCCCTGATGCTCTGGCCCATGCCGAAGATGTCTACATTATTGATAGCAATCAAAGTCTGCTTTCGCCTCCTCATAGGTTTCCTGTGGGATTCTTAACGCCCGTCTGATCTGCGTTGGCGTGTAGTTGGTAGCCACATGGACGAGGCACTTGAAGTCATCGGAGAAGAAGAAATCAAGCATTTCATCCCTGTCAACGGCATTCTCTTTGATGATTGCCCCGTAGCGGAGCTTGCCATAGTCAAGGCTTTTCCAGTCCTCCACAGCGGTCAACAAGATTGCCGCTGAGAGATTCTTGAGACTGTCAGGTGTAAGCGGATGGTGTCTCAATAGCCATGCTCACCCGCTTTCTGAAAAAGCACGGCGATGGCATAGAACACCCAGCCGCACAGGACACATAGGCTAATTACTTCGCTGTTCATGCAGAAAAGCACAGCGCTCAGGAACACAGCAAGTTTCATAGTGGATCTCCTTCCTTCCAGTAACGTCTTCCGCCGCTTGTCGCATCACGTTTGAACAGTGGACAATACGTCACGAAGTAACTCTCTTTGTGCTTCGCCACAAGATTGCTTTTGAGGAATGTCGGCGTAGCCACCCACCCGGGGACGGGAGAGCCAGAGCCGCACCAAGGGCAAATCTCTGGCTCAACTGCGTTCTCGCAGTCCCAGCAAATGGTCTTGTGAACCTCAGTTCTTCTTCTCCTCCCCATTACGCGAACTCCTTTGCCAGCTTCATAGCCAGTGCTTCCACCGCTATCCCGTCCCCGCCTACCTTGAGCCGATTGATTACCCAGCCCCTCGACTTATTAAGAAACCGGGCTACATCCGTCTGGCTCAGAATCCTCTTGCCTTCGGAGGCGGTCAACAGGCTCTCAAGGATGAGCCGATATGTTTCTTGCTCTCTTGCCATGTCGTTCGCCTCCCTCGCTTGCCGAATCAGTTGCATCTGATGTTCTTTGTGCAGACTCACAGCGCCTACGCATTGTCTTGAGCCTGTGTATGAGCGTGAGGATTTCATGAGCCGATAAGAGCAGAGCGAAGCGGGTTCTCGCGTTTCTTCGCAAGCATCTTGAGTTCGACTTTCGCCCCGTGGACAGACGCTTGCATGATGCGCATCCTGTCTGCGTACACGTTGTACTTCTGGACGCCGTCTGAGGTCATGTCCTTGACGGGAGCGTAGTCGAGGATGCGAACGCCCTTGTCAATCTGCCGAGCGCCACGCACGACTTTCTTTGCTGACTGGTCAACGTACTCGTCAGGATCAGCAACGCGATAGCCGACCTTCCAAACGCTTACAATCATCTTGCCGCTGTCGAGCAGTTCCTTCTTTGCGCGGGAGATAATCTCTCCGTAGCTCTGCGTACCGTAAGGAACGCCGATGATGCTGGAAATCTTGTAGTGTTCAAAGAGCGTACCGTAAGGCTGGTCAACGATAGCTTCTACAAGAGCCTTGACTTTTTCTGACTTGTTCAATGTCATCCTTCCTTTCATATAGCCTTAAAATCCATAACGTACCATGCCATGCCTAACCGGACACCACCACATATTCCTCACCTAATCTGAGCAAAACGGAACTTACCTAAACTTGCCTCATAACCCTTACCATGCCGTATCCTACCCATGCTGACACAACCGCGCCGAATCGTATAATCCCGACCGCATCTCAACATAACAAACACTACCTAAACGCGACTTACCAATACTCAGAATCCGTACCGAGCCGAACCAAGACGCGCCACTTCTCGCCATGACTTGCACTATCTTGCCAAGCCAAAGACTCCTTACTTATGCTGCGAACTCTACCTCATTCACAGCCGCCGCGAATCTGCCGTAGCCCATCGTCCGCATCTCGCACAGGCCGACATAGTTGCCAGCGTTCTCAATCGCCATGATGATGGCATCAATGTCAATCTTCGTTTCATCGAACAGAAGGTCGAACTCGCAAGACCAAGTGTTGAAGCGGGGGCGGGTGCGGATTACACGCGCTCTCATAACGCAGACGGAGCGAACATCGCGGAAGCGGACATCGGTTTTCAGCTTGTCATAGTTCTGAACTTCACCGATGTTCAGCGGGGCGAGGGAGTCAACGATGTGAACGTACTTCTGGAAAGCAGAGCCGTTCTTGTTCATCTTCGCTCCCGCGAGGAACGTAGCCGCAAGGCACTCATTCGGAATGACGAGGCCGATGCTGTCATCCCAGTACACGCCGCTCTCCCACTCAAGGTCGGAAATCTTCTGGAGGTCTTCCTCCGTCTTCTTGCGCTTGCTGGTGTAGAGTTTCATTTCCTTTGCAATGGGGTGAAGCGGGTTGACGCATTTTGGGGAATGCTCGATCAGAGGGGATGTGCCGTTCAGAGTGATGTGCAGTTTCTTCATTGTTTTGTTCTTCCTTTCAAAACATAATTTTGTTTTCAGAGGAAAGAATTCACAGCCGACTTGAAATTTAGTGTTGACAATTTGTAACCAACTGTGATATTATGAAAGTGCCAACAATCCAATATCTTTTGTGTCCACCGGAATCCAAGTGGGCTGTGATTTTCATTGCCTCCTTCAAACTACGCTTTGAAATATATCACAGTGCATTTGGATTGTCAAGCCCTTTTTCACAATTTATTTGGATTATTTTCAAAATATATTATGAATTAAGGTTGTGATACTAATGACAGGCCAAGAGTTCATCGAAATCGTAAACCCAATTCGCGAACAAAAAGGATGGTCAAAGAGCGAGTTTTGCAAGAGAATCGGCGTTTCTAATAACATGTGGTCGAACTATGCGAAAGGCTCTGAACCGAAGTATTCCGTCATCGAAGCCACGGAAAAATGCCTTGGTATCCGATTTTCTGATTACAAGGCAACAGAGGAAGCCGCACCCGCAGAAGAAGACGAGATGACTGCGCTTCTCTCCGACCTCAGAAATCGTGAGGATATGCGGATGCTATTCAAGCTTGCGCACGGCGCTACGAAAGAGGACGTAGAGCAAGCTGTGAAGATCATCGAGGCTCTGCGAAAATGAAGAAAAGCAAATACACTGTCCGTGCAGATGGGCGTATCATGATGACGCGCACCATAGACGGGAAGCGTGTGTCCTTCTACGGCGCTTCTGATCGTGAGGTTGAGCAGAAGTACGCCGACTATCTCCAGACACCGCCCGAAATCTGCAAGCCGAAAGTTCGCACTTTTGCTCAGTGCGCGGAGGACTGGTGGGAAGAAAAAGAGCCAGAGCTATCCCCTAACTCCGTCCGAAACTACAAAGCGCTCTACGGCTTCGCCCGTGATTATTTCAACGCCACGCCCGTGAATGAAATAACACCCGCAGAAATTGTCACTTATCTCAGGCGGCTGTCTGCTCAGGGCTTCTCCCAGAAGGCCATCACAAACAGAAAAAGCGTCATCAAGTCGATACTTGACAACGCTCTCATTCACGGGGAGATCATCTTCAACCCCTGTATTAACTTGCCAGTTGTAAAGGGAAAGTCCAAAGTTCCACGCCAAAGTGCCACGGATGCCGATGTAAATGCAATAGAGGCACATAGGAACGATTCTGACATCGCCCGTATGTTCTACTTCATTCTCTGGACAGGATGCCGTAAAGGAGAAGCAGCCGCCCTACAGGAGAAGCACATCGACCGCAAGGCCAAGACTGCGCACATCTGCCAGACTCTCGTCTACTCCTCGCCTACCCCGAAGATTAAGGATTGCCCGAAGACCGAAGCCGGAGTGCGCGATGTGATACTGCCGCAGAATGTTATAGATAATCTCCCAGAGTATAGCAAAGCGGGTACTTTTGTATTCTTCCCTCACGGCCTCCCGAAAGAGAAAGCCTTGCAGAAGATGATAGACGGCTACAGGGAGTCCATTGGCCTGACTTGCACTCTGCACCAGCTTCGCCACTCTTATGCCACCATGCTCCACACAGCCGGGGTGGATGCCAAAGACGCGCAGAATCTATTAGGCCACTCCTCCATCCTCGTCACGCAAGACATCTACACGGAAGTGGATAAATATGCAAAAGAAAATGCAAGAATGAAAATAGAAGAATTTGCCAAAAAACGCGAAGTGTTGTCAAAAGTGTTGTCAAAATCCGAAGAGCCGCATGAATCCTCAACTTGATTCGTGTTCAACTCCCCTCACCTCCACCAATTGAAGAACCCAGTGAAATCAGCGGGAAGCGTTGAAATCACTGGGTTTTTCGTTATCTTACTTGTTCAAATCTGTTCACGTTTGTACACGAAAAGTGTTGTCAAACTGTTGTCAAAACTGAGCGCTATTTACAACGATTTTTATGCATCGCCTTGCACGTTGGCGGCATCAGCCAGACCCTCTCCGATGATGTATGCCACCACAGCCGCTCCTTGCATGATGAGGCCAGACACGACCTCGGCAGTCTCTTTATCGCCCGTGAATGCGACAATGCAGCCGCTGACGAACAGGGCAATCGCCGCCCAGAATTTGCGGGAAGTCAGCTTGCGTTTCCAATCAATCTTCATCTTAGTCATCCCTCTTGTACAAAGTCTTGATGTCATTCTTGATGACGGCAATGTCCTCACGGATGCCGCCTATCTTGTCTGAAAACTTGTTGTGTTCATCCAGCTTCTTCTCAACGGATTTCAGTCTGTCCTCAAGCCGCGCATCTCTCACAGCGTCCTCGATCTTGCGCTTCTCGTTCTGATTGCGCGAGATGAGCCATTGCCCGATAACGGAGCAAATTCCTGTGATGAGCGCTACGATTACTACATCACTCACATACTGCCCTCCTTTGCCGCAATAAACGCCAGAAAGCCATCTTGGAACTGTCTCGTCTGAATGTATTCAGCCAGCGCCTTAAAAGCGCCTGAGACACCGTTATCGCCCTCACATGGGGCATCTATGGGGCAAGCGTCAGGAGCAAGCCCGACCTCGTTATCAAGCTGATGCGCGTATGCCCGTCTTGCCTCAAGGTTGTTCACGGCGGGGCGCTCATACTCGATGCACACCATGTCGGAACAAGCGTCAATGCTGTCGGAAGTGCAGAGCATCTGCCATGTTTTCGGGTACTCCGCTTGCATCTCCAGGCAGGCGAAGCGCGTCTGCATATCGCCATCGCCAACGGACTTGCCGTTAGCCTTTGCGAATTGCAAGAGTTTCCGCTTGCGACTGATCGAAGTCCACTGGCAGAGGCCATAGCCGACAGAATCGCCGAAGTCGAGCAATCCATTGTCCACAGCCGCAGTGTATTGCGCGTCAGTAAGCTTTGTCATGCCCCTCTGGGCAATATTGGGGATGAGATTGCTCTCAGCCATCATATTGCCCATTAAGCCCAAAGCGCCAGCGTGGGTCATCCCAGATTCGCGTAGGATCGTATAAAGCTCATTCGGATTCATCGGGCTTCTCCTCGTCTTTCACAGGCTGGTTTGCGATGTTCTGCACGGTCAGGTACAGCCCAACCCAGATATCAGCGGCATCAAAGCTGTCTGCTTTTACGGGCAATGCCTTGATAGCCGAGAGGATTTGCTTAAGTTGAGTTTCAGTGACGTAATACATTTAGTCTCCTTTCGCAAGCGCAATGACTACTCCGTTATTGTCTGCGTTCACTCCGCGAAGGGATGAATAGCCAGTGAAAGCCTTAAACTCTCCATCCCCGCTGTCGTTAATATAGTATTTGATTTCTTCGGTTTCGGCTTGGTCACCGAAAACATTAAATGCAGATGCAAGATCTAACCCGGTCGCGCAGAACCTGAGTTGACCATCAATGCTGCTTTCGCCACACCACAAAACAGGGAACTTTTTCCCGGTTGCCGTTTCTATTTTCTTCATACTCTACCTCTATTATCCACGATATGACCCACGCACGATACCATCACTGCCTACATATAGATAATAATCTCCAAACGCAATTTCTGAAGTCGATATGCTGTTGAAATAGCCCGCTTGAATGTTTGCTATTCGCGTAGAAAGCGTGTATATGTTTGAAGTATTTGTCTCCACTTGGTCAAGCGTACCTCTAAACCCAGTGTTTCCGTAAGCAACAGTAGAGTATCCGAGAGCGCCAGTAGGATTGTTCCAATAGTCAACGCCTCCGGTCACTGTTCCCGTTGCAAGGCCGCCGCCGTTAAAATAGCCATAGTTTGTACCATCGAAAAAGTCTGTGCCATACGAAATATTTTTGGCATACACGTTCCCAGCGAAAGTACCTGTGTTTGCCGTTAAATTTCCAGCGGCATCAACATAAAACCTACCACCGTTAATGCTGATAGAGCCTCCGGTAATGTCTACGTTGCCGGATATGTCTGCATTCTCTGCATGGAGATTTCCATTTGCATCGACTTGGAATTTGGAATAATTTTCTCCGAATTTTTTAGAGCCAAGCGCAATGCCATCGACTCCGATATAAACGCCAGCATTGTCATATATCCCGCCGAAAGAACTTTTGCCATTGTAAATAGACGTTGCCGTAATGGTAAATCCAGTTGAGCCGCCTATGTAGCCACTTGTTGCTGTGATTTTCCCAGAAACTTCAGCATTTCCTTGAATCTTGATGCCATTCTTATTGGCGTAGAATATATTCTGGCTGTTGTTTGAGTTAATGCTAAAACTATTGGACGTAAGCGTCCAGCCAAATTCTGAATTTGTATGCGTATGGTCAAGCTTGCCATCCACCTTACCGCTGACTTCCGTTACTGTCGCGGTAATAGATTCAGCGCTCTCAGTTATTTGTGCTGACAAACTCTCTTCTGCTGCTGTCGCTCTGGTAACTTCTGCGGTAATCTCAGTGCTGGTAAGCGATATTGCGGAACGTGTTGACGCGACAAATCTTGAAAACGCTCTATCGCTTGCGGATATGTCGGAAGCATACTCATGCGCTAATTCTTGATCAGTCGGAGCGGCTATGTCAGAGGCCATGAGTCTCCCGAAGCTTGTGGCTCTGAGATAAAGCCCAGTATACACGCCGTTCACCGACACACCGTCACCCATCTCTGCGGCTGGGTCAAGTAGCGCGTTGCTTGCAGTTAGAGGCTGATATTGATATCCGAGGATACTGTCAAGAATGTCTTGGGCCATCTGCTGAGTGCCAAAATCATTCTTGACTTCAAGCGTTCTGCCAGTAGTATCTCCAGCCTCATAAACGATGGCATCGCCTTTTTCATCTGTTCCTACATAGATACGAACAGCAGAATAGCCGTCAAACTGCGGAGATATGTCCACGTCATAGGCGCGTTGAGCTACGTTTACGCCAGTTGTTTGTCCCACTTTCGCGCCTCCTTACACTAATATTCTATCGCCACCGAACGTGATTGCATCGCCAACGGCATCAATGAGATAGTTGGTTTCTGCTGGCAAGTCTCCAAGCTTGATGAGCAGAAGCTGATTCTCATCGCTGATGATAAAGTTCCCGCCATAGCTTGCGGCGATGATTCCAAGCACTTCACGGCTACTGTAGCCAACGGGCAATGGGAAAGTGTAGCCGTGGTTCATCCTCTCAAAAGTGCGAGGGTCAACATTTATTCCGATGGAATCAGCTATGTGTTGCACCATTGCCGTGTCAAGCATAGGATAATTATTCTCGTCATCGCTCGGATAATCCGATTCAAACTTGAGCATCGAATCGTATCCGTGAATTGTAAGAATGTCAAGCCCGTTGCTGTTATGGCTTGTGTAGCGCGTGTCGATAAAGTACACGCCCCTTGGAATCCACTCAGATACACGCTCACCGTCCGTAACTCGGATATACGGCTCAAGACGAGCCATCTTTGGGAAGGTCACATCGGGGGCAAGCATCGTAATGTCAATCTCGCCGCTGACAGCGCTGCCAACTACGGGGACGTTTTCATTGAATACTGCATGGTTTGTGCTGACAGACATGAGAACTGCTTCGCCAAATCTGGTATTCCCAATGACGAGAGAAACTTCAAACCAATGGTTCTGAGAGGCGATGATCTCTTTATAGAGGGCTGATGTCTGTTGCATTCTCAGCCCTCCTCTCAGTTCTCAATCAGTGGGAACGACAGGCTTTGCAAATCCTCGCCATTCTCTCGGTGGATTACATATGTGGTCTTGACATTGTTCGTGTACATGCTCATCGTGTAAGGCCCATTCGTGCGCGGGTAAGGCGTGACGCGCACAAGAATCGTTTCCGGGTAAAGGATGCTTTGCAGATAAGATGACTGCGCTCTCGTCAGTTGTATTGTCTGGACATTCATCTTCTCTTTGACAGCTACGCGCCCTCTGTGCATGTAACCGGACAAATCGCGTCCAGCATTGGGAGCATCGACATCATTTCGACTGAACGTCAGCCCTTGCCACGCAATCCAAGGGGTAATGTCGAACCACGTTGCATTGTTGTAATCATATATCTCAACTGTCAATTCAACTTACCCCCATTGCGCGGTTCAGCCTTTGCTGCCCCGTCTTAATCTCGCGGCTGTCGAGAAATACCTTGACGCTTACATCGCCGCTGCCACCGTTTGCCATAGCCGCAGAAACGGCATCGTAAACGCCTTGGCGAATGCCTTCAATGATCTGGTCATTGTTGGCAACAGCGTTTCGGTTGCCCATAGTGCCGACAAGCTCTGGGCCATTTTCACTCGCAAAATAAAGCGAACCAGTGTCCGGGAAGCCGCCCTGTGCGTACCATGAAATCTGCAAGTGCGGAATCGTTGGCGGGATGCCGACAAACTCCATTGCCTTTGCAATCAGGCCAGTTGCTTCAGAGTACGTCCAGTCAAAGTGCGGGTGCGGAATGTTGAACGGAGACAGGGACAAACTACTCCACCAAGAAGCCAGCTTGTTCCACAGCCCTTGGAAGAACCCGATAAATTCGCTCCAACGTGCCGAAACGCCGTCCCACAAGCCTTGCACGACACTGCCGCCAATGTTGCTAAACTCTGTGGAAGTTCCACCGCCGCCACCGATGCCAAGCATGTCTTTAATGCTGTCAATCATGTCTTCAAACGGTGCGACAAAGATTAAATAAAGCTCATGCCCGAAGTCCTTAAAGCCATCGCCAATCCACTGTATTACGTTCTTTCCCCACTGCTTCCACTCTTCATCGCTCGGAAGTCCGAGTACTCCAACAATGAACCAGTCTAAGCCGCTCCTATACTTAGCACGTTCTGGATTTTCCGCAACATTAAATTTAAGCTCCTCAATTGTTGCCGCTATGCCAACGCCTATTGTAGCACCTATCACAGCGCCAGCCGGGCCGCCGACCATGAAACCAATTGCCGCTCCAGCAAAGATTGTTAATGCTGTCGCAAGTTGGCTTATGATTGTGCTGAATTTCCCGTCAGCAAAGAAGTCAACACCTTTGAGCGCGGCAAAAACGCCTACGCCTATTGTAGCTCCGAGAAGCGCACCGCCGGGGCCGCCAACGGCAAATCCTATGAGTCCACCAGCCAACGCAGTGATAGCGAGTGACAGCATATTTCCAAGTTCTGACTTGCCCAAAACTCTATCTTTGTTAAAAATAAGAGAGTCTATAAGGAGGCCAACTGTAACGCCAAGTATTGTGCCAACAACGGCTCCGGGAACGCCGCCAATCATAAATCCAACTGCCCCGCCAAGAATACCAGAAAGCCCAGCTATTGCTTTCTTCGCAATGTTCTCAGGGTCGAGATTGCTCCAATTGAACAGAACATCTCGGATATTAAACTTCATGCGTGAAGCAAGTTCAGTAAACTTTTCAACCAGCCTCAGATACTTTTCGTTGATTGGAACATCAGTAAATACATACCCGCTACCTCCACCGCCGCCTCCAGAACCGGAGTTGCTATCGGACGGTGCTTCCAGACGGTTGATCTCGTCAAAACCGAGAAGCTGATTACGCCACTCTTTCGCGGCCTTCGCTCCATCCCCCATCGAGTCTGCCATACCTGCCGCCGCTTGACCAGCTTTCAGATAGGTCTTGCCAGTGAATGCAGACAGCAGTTGCGAGATAGCATCAGCCGCTCTTGTGATTAGATTGATGATTGCAATCAGAATCGGCTCAACAGCCGCAAGCAGAGCCGCAAATGCCGCGCCCAACTGCCCCTTCATCTGGTTCGATGCCGAGGTCATACGGTCGAGCGATTGTGAGAACCGAACGCCCTCAGTAGATAGCGTAGACGAAAACAGATAGGCTTGCTCCAGACCTTCTTGAAATGCTTGCGTGATTGCCTTGATGACAGCGCGAATCATGCGATAGAACGCAATTCGCTTCAAAGAGCTAATGAGGTTTTCAAGAGGCCCTTTGCTCCTCGATGCTTGCTGAGAAAGATCTTTCACGCCTTTGGCGGCTTGCTTAGTGGCCTTCCCAGCCGCGCTTGCCGCCTGTTTCGTATTATTGATTGTATCTGCAATTTGGGCGGTGCGATTATCATTATAGGTTACAGGCGTTTGGCCCATCATATCGCGGTAGAGCTTGAAATTTGGCAGAGTCTTTTCAAGCGCCCTGTTTAGCTTACGAACGGCAGATGCAACTTTTGTGATCTCATCAGCCGCGCCAGATGCGCTGTGCTTTACTTCTATTTCAAGGCTCTCAAGCGTATCTGCCATTTAATCACCCTTTAGATTTCTTCTCACGCTGTTGCTTGCGCATCATCGCTTCCATAGCCTTTTGCATCTTCGCGTATTCCTCCGCTTCCCTACGCTTCTTTTCGCGTTCCGTCAGCGGGAAGATGTCAATTGGCTTTTCAATGTACGTTTGCTTCTTAGCGCCGCGCTTCGCAAAAACATTCGCCAGAACCACAGCCAGAGCGTCAAAGTTGTAAAGCCCTTGAAGCCATGCCTGTTCATTCTCTGCTTGCTTTCTCAGCTTCCATGCCTTGCGGTAAGCAACAGCTAAATAAGGAGACTGTTCCCAATACTGTTCGTATGACATTCCCATTACTAAGTATTGCGGAAAAGCCTCCTCAAATAATTCTTCGTATGTCTGTGGCGCGTCTTCGGAAGGTTCTTCCTCCGTCAGAACTTGACCGCCACTTTGGGAGGGTTTGCTTCTCCCTCATCGGGGACGAGCGTGTTGAACGGAGCCGCATAGAGTTTTCCAAGATGCTCCATCAGGCTCTCGCCCTTATCGTTCTTCACAGCCGACAGTCCCTCAATGCCGCCGAACTGCTCATCGAGGATTTTATCCGTTTGCTCCTGAGTCATGTGCGGGTGATGTGCTTGGAAAGCGCCCCAGAACATGAGGTAAATCATGGTCATGGGCTGACTATCCATAGCCTGTACATTCAGACCCGCTCTCTCAGCTTTGACCACAGTCTTGCGCGTGTAGTCAAGCGTGAACTCTCTTCCCTCAAAATCACCCGTGCCTTTGAACACAATTGGGCTGATCTTTTCTTTGCTCATCTCTTATCTCCTTATATGACTCAGGGCGAGGATTGTACCCCGCCCTATTTTCGTGTTATCAGGTGGAAGCCGCAGCGAACTCAAAGTCACCGGAGGGCAGAAAGTTGGCGATGTTCTCAAGAACGCTGTCAACCTCAGCGCCGCCGAAGCCGAGTGCGTGAGGCATAGCCGGGAAGTAGAAACTGTCCAGACCGCTGCCTTCGGGGTAGGCGTACTCAATCCACATCTGCTTGCCATCAGTCAGAGCCTCGGCAGCAGTGACGAAAGCTTCCCACGCATCACGGAAGGCGGGATAATCATTGACAGTAATCTGAATAGCGCCGCCGGGATCGGCGAGGCCAGCGATGTAGGTGTGGTTCTTGGTAGCACTCAGCGGCGTGGACTGAATGGTATTGACCTCATCGCCGAGGGCGGGGAGCGCCTTGCAGCCGGGAATCTCAGTATAGCCAGAAGTCGGACGAGTACCCGCAGTAGCTTCCGCGCAATACTTGACGAGCATTCCCGCAGTAGAAACAGCATTTGCCATTTGCGTTATCTCCTTATTTAAGTATTTGGCATCTCATCGCCGCCGCCGATTACTCTGCGGAAACGAGCGATGATTGTGAACGTGTCTCCTCTATCGACATTCGTTTCCGAAAATCTTCGGAAGTACAGTCCACTCATAGCCGCCTTCGCAAGCTCCATGATGTCGTAAGCTTCCGAGGCGGCAGTATTTGCTTTATTGCTGACAACTTGAATCTCAAATACGCTTTCATATTGGACATCTTGGAAGTCCAACTGCGTATTCTGAATCGGGCGCGTGTTGTCTATCTCATGGATGTAACAGGCGGGAAACGTGGAAGGCTTCGCCACATAGCGCGAGGTGCAGTAGGCTTTCGGATATTCCGCTTCGATTGCATTCACAACCCGTGTGTAAATTGCGTTTCGGCTATATTTCATCCGAATACCTCCTTAACGATGCGTGGCATTTCTTCGCGCATCTTCTTCTCAGCGTAGTACATCGGCATGTATGCTGGTGTACCAGTGTACTTAACGTGGTGGTAGTACCAGAAGCCTTTGTTCCACAGCATTTGCTTATGCTCCGCAGACCATGTACCCCATGCGACAGGCACGGAAGTGTCAAAGTGCGGCTCAACTCCATCGCCAGTACCGAACTCAATGAAGTAGACATCCTCGCCACTCATGACGATTTTGTAGCCGTTGTCTATTTGCTCGACTCCAACATAATCCACAAAGTTATCATCTTGGAATCTGACTTGGCTTACAATCTGCGATGCCTCTTGCGCTCCGATCTCAGCAAGCCGCTTGCATACCTCATCAAGTTTCGGCTTAATCTTCCGCTTGTATTCTTTGAGTTCATCCAAAGTCTTCTTGCAGGACTCTGGAGAAAGCTCAAGGATTATCCGCTTCGGCATTGTCTGTCTCCACTTCGGCGAGAGCAAGCACCACTTGATTAATCGTGCGAGACACAGCCACAACACGATAGTCGAACGGCTCATCATTGTCTGGGTCGGTTTCAATCCACATGACTGTCTCCGTGTTGAACGGCGTAATCAGATCTTCCGTGGTAGCCGTGCGTCCAAACGTCTGCGTGAGGCCAAACAGGGCGATGTCAGCTTGCCCTCTGCCGCCAGACACGTTCATCAGCGTCTTGACCGGATCTGTGTAATGCACGGAATACTCGCCAGTCAGATTGCCGTCATCATCCAGCAGTTCCGTCACGCCCTCATAGAAAGCGAAAGCCACGGGGCGCTTATTGCGCTTGACAGTTCTCAAGTCACAGCACCCACTCTCGCATAAGGCAGTACCATGTTGTGAATGTAATCAAGCATGTCGGAATACTTGAAGTCACGGTGTACGCCATTCTCAATAGACAGCCCTTGCCCTTCCGCTCCCGCATGAGTCCATCCGACCACAACAGCATAAATCTGGATGCCCTCATACTTAGCCGGGACTTCCATCACACCATCGGGAACGCCGCCAATAAGATGATACATCCACGCAAGGATCTCGTTGCCAGCCATCTCAATGTAGGTGTTCAGCGTGTTGTCAGTAGGCATGTAACCGCTGCCGTCCTCAATGAGTGTCTTTACAGTTGTCAGCTTCTGCTCATCGGTCATATTGTCAGCACCTTTGCGTGTGGGGAGAGTTGTTTAAGCTCTCCCCTTTTGTATTTTACTTCTTGCCCTTGACGGGCTTCTCAACCTTTTCCACAGGCTCGGCAGTCTTGGGCTTGGGCGGCATCTCAACGGTGAGGATGCCGACCGTCACACTGCCGTCAGGATTCTTGCGCATCCCCATATCAGGTTCCAGCGGGAGCATTGACATAGATGCCATTGGTCTTCTGGTGCTTGACCCAAGCGCCGTGGTACTGGCGGAAGTCGTACATCCAAGCCTGTGCCTCCTGTACAACTTCGGGAGAGAAGATGCGCGGGTCAGCAAGCTGGACGGCTTGCATAACAGCAGACGGATGGATAATCATGAAGTTGATGGTCTGACCAGTGGTGGTGTAGCCGCCAGCGCCATCGTGAGCGGTGGGATTCGCCAGAGTCACGGCAGTGTTGAAACGACCGGACGGGACAGTGATAACGCGCATGTCGTTGTAGAACTCGACATTGTAGTTGATGTCGTTCTCGCCGTTCATTACCATACGGGTAATGCCGCCCTTGATGTTGCGATACATAGTCGGGTTCACGAACAGGATACGACCCTCATAAGGAACTTCCGCATCGTCCAGCTTCTCAGTGCCGAGGTCGATAGCGGCAACAGCCGCCGCGCCAGTGGCGATAGTCTCGGTGGTCTTCATGCCAGCCGCCGCGCCGCCAGCATAGGTAGCGAAACGCACAGCGTCAGTCTCAGGAACAACCTTGGTACGCATGAACTCGCCAGCCAGAGTGCCGAAGGCCATGTTCATGCTCTCTGCGTTGTCGATACGGTCAACGAGGAACTGTCTGCCGCGATCCCACTGAGGCTCATAAGCCCTCCACTGGGCGGTCACATCGCCGCGAACGAAGCCATCGTTGCGGGAGTAGTTGCCGAGGCCGACCATATCAGTCTCAAACAGATAGAAGGTGTGGTACTCAGGACTCCAACGCACACGATCCTGCGCGGTGTCGAGAATAGCGGTCTTAGATGCTTCCTTGTAAACCTCGTCCAGAAGAGGGAGGTATTCGGAAGCCAGACCGATGCTGTTAGTAATAACGGGGGTAACAGTAGTAGCCATTATTATTTCTCCTTATTATTTGATAGGCGGCAGGCCCATGTATTGGCGCATCTTATTCTTCGCCTCTACTTCGGCCTGTTTCGCCGTGGGAGGAGCGCCCGGAGTCAAGGTGGGTTGCTTATTCAGCGCAGCCGCCTCAAACTCCTTCTGCTTTGCCTCCAGAAAATCTTGCTGACACGCCATGATTGCGGCGGCATCGTTGTCAGCCATAGCCTCTGCCGCCCTGAGTGCGAGATCTTTGTCATACCCAAGAGCAAGACATTGTGCGACATAGCCGCTCACGGTCTTATCTCTGCGCAGACTCCGCAGTTCGTTTTCAACTTCTTGTTCATGTTCCTTGCGCTCGGCCTCGGCTCTCTCAGCTTCGGTCTGCTTCTCGCGGAACTGCCGCTTCCATTCTGCGGCATCAGAATTTGCCTTGGACAAAGCCGCCTTGAGCTTCGTCACATCCTCCGGTTCTTTGGGCGCGGGAGCTTCAAACTCATACGCTTCCAGAGCTGCAAGCTTCTCCTCTGCGGTCATCTCCGCATAGTTCTCAATCTTCGCGGTGTCGATTTTCATGTCTTTCTCCTTGCGTTTTATAGTCTTCCCTGACTTTGTGTTCCGTTTTAAGGTCTTTTCATGACCGTTTGCGCGATTAAAGTCTTCCCTGACTTATGCAAAAAGGACTGAGCCTGTCGGAAATCCCGACAAGTTAAGCCCCAATTGACTCTTCTCATCGCCCAGTTGCGATAAGGCGCTCTATTAACTTGTTGCGTCCCTTATCTCACTATATCGCTGTTCCACAAAACGAGTTGGTTCAGCACTTCGCCGATAACACGCGCTATCCTTTGATGGGCAAGGTGGTTTACATGTACAATGTCAAGCGCTTCAGTATCGTCACGCATGTAAAACAGATTGTAGTTTGACGTATTATCTGGATTTAGCCCACTGTAAGTCATCGTATCTACATACGGGACAGCATACTTTTTGCACATATCGATGATTGCATCGCGGTAATCGCTCATAGTTTTAGGACGTTCTTCGGCTATTACATCCCCGCCCTTTCTTTTTATTGGGGTCATTACAAGCAAAGGGATAGTCCAGTAGTTTGACTGATAGTAGGAAAAAGTATTTTCCAACGCTGTCAGGAAATCAGCATACGGGTATGTGTCCTGATGCCGCCAATCATTAGTTCCTGCGAATATAACAACAGCGTCAAAAGTAGGATTCTGAATGGACTGCAAGCGTGCAAGCACTGTATTGTCCACTAACTTTGTAGTGGTGGTAATTGATACTCCGATTCCGGGCTGCCCCTGCCCCATCAGGCCGCCTGTTCCTGTGAAATTGCGAATATATCCACTGCTTCCATATCCGTAGTTAAGGCATGTAAAACCATATAAGTCGTGGATATACTGGTGAAAGATTTGGCTGTCCGGTTCTCCGGTAACACCACTTCCAGCCACAATGGAATCGCCGAAAAAGGCAATAGTTTTTTCTGTTTTGGGATGCAGTTTATTTACCTTGTCAGCAAGTAAAGCAATATTCCCCGTTAAAGAACCGGAAATATCAAGAATATCAATTCCGTTTATTTTCAGTTCTGCTGGAAGTCTTAAAGTTGTCGCTGTTCCGTAATAAACAAACAAGTAGTTTGCATCATCCGGCAACACGCCATCTACGCTTTCCCCCGGAGATAAACTTCTTGTACCTACCCACCCTGTTGTTTGTGAAAAATCTGCATTGGTTCCGGCTACGGGCGGGATAGTCAAAGAACGTAAAGCCCCATATGCAACAGTTCTATCGCCAGCGGTTATTTTAAGTGTTGACCGCGGGGATACCGGAATATACACATTATAGTATGAATCAGAAAAAACACCGTTTGAAATAGAGCCCTTATAAACGGGCAAGTCGTTACCGATTTTGTTTAACTGGTGTGTCGGTTCGCTATAGCCGAAAACTTCAAAAGTACCGTATGTGCTGGTGTTCTTTAGCATGCTGAATCTGGCATATACGGCATCAGGAGGAACCGGAACCTCCGACAAATCTGCCACATATCCAAACTGTGGCTGAGATAGCGCAACCTGTTGACCGCTCACATAGCTCTTCTCGGCATTGTAAAAAGCCATACCGGACGTGCCGGTCGCGCTGGTGGTGCCGGCTCGCTTATATCTCAGGCTCTTATACTTTGAAATATCCAGATAATCGGTATAGGTATAATCCGCGCCAGCAACAGCTAATCCGTTATCGTGACGGATACGGCCTTCTCCGCCAGTTTGATACGATAGACTGTTGTAGCCGTTATCCTCCAATGCGTTTAGAGCGCTCTGCAAATTATCGACTTCGCCGTCCAGCTCATCAAATTCAGCTTGCGTTACTTCGCCCGGATCACCCTTATCGCCCTTGTCTCCGTACACGCCAATCACGATTTGTTGCGTTGATATTGTCGTATTGTCACTGAGATGTATTTCTTGGTAGCTCCATAGATATCGATTAGTAGCCGTCATATTTTGCCGTGATTCGCTCCAACTCGTTGGTGGAGTAGTACCATCGGCAGAAACAGCATAATAAGTATTAATGCTTGAAATGCCAACGCCATCGTAGGCATTAAATGACTGCGTAGTGCCGTTCGTCATCGTAAACGTATAAATCGTATATTCCCCGGCTACGCGACCAGTTTGCGCAAGAGAAGATATGCCGTTTCCTGTGTCACCAGTGTTTCCTTTATCGCCCTTATCCCCGTAAACGCCGATAACAGTTTTCACTGTGTCAACGCTTGTATTGTCGTTAAACGCGATATGCTGATAACTCCACAGATATTTGTTCGTAGCCGTCATGGTCTGCCTTGCCGTAGACCAGCTTGACGGTACAGTAGAGCCACTGGTAGAAACCGCATAATATGTGGTAACTGACGAGATACCCTTGCCATTACGCACGGTAAACGTGACTGTCGTATTGTCCGACAGCGTGATTGTGTATGTGTCAGTCAGGCCAGATGTGCTGGTCTTTGCAATCGACTGAATGCCGCCATGACCATCTGCAAAAGTAAGAAGCCAGTTTTCAAGAGTCTGACCAGTCAGCTTTTTAGCAACGCCACTTTGTTCCAGAACGAACAAGTCAGCCGGTGTTACCTGAGATGCCGCTTTAAGCTGGCCTATTGTTTTATCAGCCAAAGGTTAATCACCCTTTCGTATATGTCAGCCAACAAAGGCAGTTTACATCTTCCTCTGCAATACCCCACTGCCCCGGATACATAGTCGAGCCACCTTTGAATGAATAGAATTCTCCATCAATGGGAGCGCTCACACCGTCAAGATAAATGTGCGTGTCGCGGGAAGTCGGAAGCATCATGCAGTGCCATGTCTTCTCCGTTGCCCCCGCCGCTTTTGCGGTTTCGTATGCGGCTTGGTTCGCAATACGGTGAGTCTCCGTATCTGCGATCCTTGTGATATCTTCCCCTGTGCCTCCGTTTGAGAAGTAGTCCTCGACTCGTTCTCTCCAAGTCTTGCCAGCCACCTTTGCGTCCACGACTTTCATTACTTCGTCAACAGACGGGTCATAGCTGGATGCGAGGTCTTCATTGACCGTGGAATTTCCCATTGCGTAGGCGAGGAGGAAGAGATCGAGAAGCTCGTCTATGATGTCCTCTTCCTCACGCTTATCACGCTTTTGGAGATCTTCTTTGCCGAATCTCTCACGGATTTCGGAATCTAAGCGATTCAGTTCATCAAACGGCAAGATGTTTGCCACCATTAATCAACCGCTTTCTACTCGGCGTAATACGTCAGTTCCGTATCGCCATTAGCATCGTGCCAGATGTTGTTCGTGCCGAGGAGTGTGGTGACTTCGGTAGGACTAATTGTAATATCAATAGGCGATTCAAGTTCGTATAGTATCTGCACATTTCCATAAGTGCTAATAAAATCTTCAACTGTGCTGACAGTATCAGTTTTTATAAACACAGTCGCGCTTGTTCCAGCGCCGTAAATAGAATTATTCGGCACACTCGCCAATGAGCGCCCATCGTCAATCGGCTGAAAAGCGGAACACATAAAAGGCACAGTCCGTACGCCATATTTACCGCTAACCATGCCAGCAAAACCAGCATTAAAACGTGTATAGTTAGATTCATAACGCCATGTTTTTGCACTTACAGTCGTAATTGCATGCGTAACTTTAAGCACGCCGTTCACCACATCCAGCGTCCCGCCGTAGACTGTGCCAGCAGAGTCAGGGAAGGTGATGGGGTAAACTGTGCCGCCAGACATAGTGCGCGAAACGTGGATATTGCACCCCGTCCAACCTGAGATGGGGCGAATGTTTGTCGGGGACGGATCACCAGTGCCAGCCTGTAATGGATTAATCTCGCACTTGAGGCCGATGGCTGGCATAGCCAGAGCATCCGTTACATGCGCAATCGCGCCTTTAACAGTCTTAATAAGAGGTGTCGGCTCTGCACCATTGCCGTTCGCAGTGGTATACCCACCGGGGTAGACAAGCGGAGTCCAACGGCTGGACGGGTAGTAGCCGCCGCCTCTGACAAGCGGTTTCATCGGTCTTGCCATCAGACAGCACCTCCCGTCTCGTTTTCGCCGTTATCAGCATCTTTCTCGATGATTTCAGCTTCGCCCTTGCCGCCGTTGGTCTGTTCAGCCTTGTCGACCTTGTCAGGATTGCCCCAGATCATCTCAAGCCACTTCTCGGACATCTTCATGTCCTTCACAGGATCGTTGGAGATGCCAGACTTTGCCGCCGCAAGCTCCGGGTGCAGACCAGCCGCCATGAGCGTCTGGAACGCTTGAGCCTTGGATTGGACATTCGCCGTCTCGTTGCGGACAAAGTTGATTTCAAAGTCGTTGAGGTCGATGTCGAGAAGCCCCTTGCGTCTCAGGATCTCAACGATGATTCGGTCAAACTGGCGGTTGGACTTCTTAAACAAGTCCTCAGTGTTCCTCGCGGCGGCATCAGCCTGATACCAACCGAAGTTAGCGAGGACAGCCGCGCCAGTGGTGTCGTATGTAGAAGACCCGCTGGTATTCCGACTCGGCATAGCGCAGATACGGAGGATCTCATCGTAGAGATTGTCCGTCAGAGTCTTCGTCTGCGTCTGGTCAAGCTGTTCAGACAGCACCTTGAAGTCTGCCTTGTTCTCACCAATAGACCGAAGAGCAATCATGCCAGCCTTGCGAATATCAGTAATCGTGGTGTTCTCCGGGAACTCACAGTTCACAGCAATTGCAAGGCTCTGAATGAACTGTTCCACGCCGTCACAGGCGTTGGAGGTAAGATTGCTGATCTCGTCAATCAGCGGAATCGCCAGTTCAAACGCAGAAGTGTTAATGCTGTTGTATCGGTACTCGATGATGGGGATGTACCCAAGCACATTCGGCTCAGAATAGTCCAGCGAGGTAGCCGTCACAACGTAGTCGTGGTTCTTCTCAGTGGTAATCATCTTGCCCACGACCGTGCCAGTCAGGTGGTACACCATGTTCTCCGTGAAAACATCAAGCTTTGCAACGCCGTCAACAGTGACGAGGTTCACAGCCATAACAGGCTTGTTACCGGGGCGAAGAGAGTACACCACGAACGCAGAGCGCGGGTCGAGCGCATATGCGCGGAATGGCACTTCGTTGTCCTCTCCCGGTTCAACAAACAGCGGAGCTTTGCCCACCCTGTGAAACCAGTCTGAAACTTCGTTGTCTACATCCTGTTTGCCAGAGCGGTACAGATACTCGTTCAGCTTCTTGACCTTCGTCTGCACACCCTTGCGGCGGGAGACATAACTGCAAGGCTGAGTCAGGAAGTACCCGTTCTTGAAGTCCACGATCTCAGCCGCAGTGTTCACTTGAACAATGTTCAGAATATCCTCGCGGACTTCCTTCTTGCGGTTGAGGATGGGCTGAACGCCTCGCGTGTACCAGTAAAGGAACTCTTCCTCAAGCATATTTCTAACGTGGTAAACCAGCGCCTCGTTCACCTCGGCGATCAGGTTCTCCTCGTTGATGTCATCGTAGGAGGCGTAGATATCCAGCCGCCCAAACATATCGTTACGAACGACCGGGGATTTATTTGTCGATTCGTCCAAACTCTTCACCTCAAAAACAGAAAATGGGGCCAACGCATCCCTCGATTCTGGAATACGTTAGCCCCGTTTGGCTCTACCTATTGCCAAAGTGCAACAGGCGCTATATCCAAAGTGCAACTTTGCTTTTACGGTTCTTTGTATACAAGCCTCTTGCCATTCTCAAGCACGACCCACTTGCCGCGCTCCTTCTTGACAATCGCTTCTTTGCCAGTAGCCATGATAGCCTCAACAGCTTCAACTACTTCTTTCGGCATCATACTACTGCCCTCATTTCCTTCTTCTCGCCATTAAGCAGAATCATCGGCGTGTCAGTGCATGGGGGCTTGAAGCCACCCGTGTCACCATAGCCGCCATAGTTCAGCTTCGCCGCGCTGTTCACATAGAGCTTCGTGCAATATGTGATACTGCTGTTCGCCGCAGACGGACGCGCAAACCCCGTCTTAAACGAAGCCGGGAGATGCGTGTGACCGCAGATGTAAATATCGGCATCTACGATATTACCGTAGTCAGCCAGCCGTTGAATCTTGCCGCCTTCTTTGCGACCTCCGCCGGAGCCGTGTGTCAGATAAATCGTGTATAAGATCTGACGGTTGTGATTTCGGTTGCTCCCATCTCTGCCAAACCGCAGAAACAGCAGAGCCGTGTCAGGCGAGTATTTATCTTCAATGCCCAACTGCCGCGCAAGCAGCCGGGTCATATCAACGCCATTCGTGCGATAATGCCGCGCTTCGTGGTTGCCGCCAACGATTGCAAGAACCTTGTGCGCGATGGGCTGGATGAGTTCCATCATAGCCGTAAGTTCTTCCATCGGCGAAAGGTTTACATAAGCGTCACCCAAGCTGGACTTCAATGCGCAGTCGAGAAGGTCTCCGGCAAGCACGCAGTACGCATTGTCATGCGTGTTTACATAATCAATGTCCTTGCGGATAGCATCATGGTCTGAGTTTGGGTCAGCGTAATGGTAGTCGGCAAGGACAAGCAGTTCTATTGACTTATGTTCAGCGGATAAATCCGCACGAATAGCTCTCATTCATTAACCATCGCCAACTGCCCCACCCCTGCATGTGTCAGCGTGTCATCCCACAGGCGCTATGCCTGTCTGTTTTGGCAGACAATGATGGTTCCGATCCACCGCCTCAAGGTTCAAAGCCTTGTGTGCTTCCATTACACCAATCGTCTATAAAGTTCGGCTCCCTATCCACTCACCACGTTCCGCAATTGTGGAGAGCCTTTCGGCGAGTTGCAGAAACAAAGTCCGGCTTTTGCGGGAACCAGACTTTGCAAAGACCACATCCTCCCGGCCTACTGCGGTCTTTTATTCGCCGCTCGTATTCCTCCCGGCCTACTGCGGTCTTTTCGTGGTTGCGGAGGTAGGAGTCGCACCTACGGAGTCCGGGGTATGAACCCAGATTGAATACTCATTCTCCCCGCCATATATGCCCGTGGTCAGGGTTTACTGACATTCGCAGATTATGGTCTGCGGTGCTTATTACACCACACGGGCTTATGCGCGGTTTAGGAAGCCACTCCGTGCCGCGACTTGCGTTGACGAATTCCACGCCAGCACTCTACTCTTTAGGCGCTCCGTGTGGAAAGGAAGGAAAACACACGGGCAGTTTCTTTAGGGCAACGCCCACGGTCGGGGAACAGCTTTCCCGTTCACTCCCCCGAATCAATGAAGAGGAAAACAAACCAGTCACTCACACATCATAGCCATGATACTATAATTATTACAAATGGCAACAGCAATAACACGCCAAAATTAGAACGGGCGTTTCATAATAACGGCAATATTGTGCGTATCTGACATCTGCCAGTCCACAAACATGGCTAAATCGTCAGGAACGTCATCATGCTTGTTCTTGCCCATCATGGAGTAGGTGGTCAACTGCGTCATGGCATCGCGGTACTCACGATCTTGCGCGTACAGGCTCTCGTCTTTGAACAGGACATGCTCTTTGACGAGCGCACTATTTGTCTGGATGCGTGTCTCTTTGTTCGTCTGAGTCCACTTTGTCGTAATGGAAGTCATGCCGCCAAGTTCTTTGACTCGCTTCTCCACATTCTGGGCGAAGATAGTGCCGCCACGGTTTGACTCAATGCGACACTGCTTCACTTTGCGGTCAACGAGTAGCTTTGCTACGCGCTCAATTACGGTTTCCACCTTGCCGTTGTCGCAGATGATAGCGTCCATGTAGAAATCGGTGCCGTACTGATAGAACACAGGGCATACGCAATAGTCGGAGCCTTGCTCTTTGGTATCGCAAATAGCCAGTATCGAGTCAGGCTCTTTTTCTGGAAGTTCAAAATAACGTCGAAGCTCTTGCGGGTCGTACAATCTGCCCTCACGTTCTATCGGCTGTTGCTGAAAAACGGCGGCGAAACTCGCCTCATCCATCATGTCCCGTTGCTGATGCAGTTGCTTGGTCGTGTAGCCAAGGCCGTATGGATAGTCGAAGCGGCTTTCATCATTCTCGTCAAGCACAGGCTCTTTGATAAACCTCGCCATCGGGTCATCTGCGTAGTAATCCTCAAGTCTTCCAATTGGGTCAGCCAAAGACCAACGTGTCCCAATGACAAGCCTTTTCACTCTATTGCCAATGCCTCGCTGGAAGAAGTCATCCGTCACGGATTGCCACAGTTTATCAAGCTGTTCCCTATTCATCGCGACCTCTATGCCCGGTACTGGATCGTCCAAATAGAGCCAGTTGTGAGCGCGAACACGACCAGCAAGCTGGCTTCCAAGCGAGCCATTACATTGGAGCGTCTTGAACCTCATGTCATCGGATTTCTCATAGCCGAGGCCAATCATAAGGTCTTTCGCGTTCGTGGCTATGACTTGAAGGCCGGGGAATACATCGCCCCATCGATACTCGCCGATTGGGTCGAAGATACGAAGCATCTCGCCATACACCCCAGCTAAGAACGAGTTGTTATGCGAACCGATCAGATTGCCAAGAAACGGATTGCGACCGGAAGTCCAAGCAAGGCCGAACTCTGCTATCGTGGTCTTGCCTACGCCCGGAGCAAGAGACACGCCAAGCGTGTGCAGTTTGCCATCCTCAAGGTCTTGAATACCTTGCTCGACTCTCATCAACTGCTTGCGTCTGGGAAGGTAAAACTGCTTCTCAGGCGCTCTGTCCTTCTCTATATAAATACAAAAGCTGTCAAAGAAGTGTGGAGCGTCAAACAAATGGCTCTTGTAGTACAGATCAATCATGTTGTCTGCATCCACGCCGTCACGCACCATCTTATTCGCAACTACCCGCAGCCGCTTGTTGAAGTCGTGCGCGTGTGCGAAGTTATCGTCATCGTAGACGGTTGTCCCGTAGTCGCGCTTCCCGTGGCCTTCGACCTTCACCGCGCCTTCCATCTCTAGCTCTCGGCAAAGGTCGAACGCATCCTTCAGCGCATACGGGTCATCGCGCTCAATCAGCTTCGGGATTAGTTCCGCATAGTTCACATCTTCACCGTCCCAAATTCAACCTTGAAAGTTTCCTCGCAATTCGGGCAGACCTGATAGAACACAATGTACTTGTCCTCATCAGGATAGCTAAAGTGATGCCCACAGTGAGGGCAGACAGCCGGAAAACGATCCTCCGGTTCTTCACCGCCGTGTGCGATCTTATATGCCATATCTTGCATCAAGCTCATTCTTCGCCGCCTCCCCAGTAACAGCCGAGGACGAAGAAGATGAACGCAATCGCCACCGTCATCATCAAATCAACTGTCTCCTTCACAATCATCATCTTCTTCCTCGTCTTCGTCCATTATCTCCCTGATCTCTTCCTTATTATTCCTTATATACTCCCTGTAGCCGTCCTCCCTCAGAGCGTCCATCATAATCGCCCTGTCATTGGGGGTCACATTCCAATAACATGTGTACGCAGTCCCCTCCGCATCCAGCATCTGCATGGAAATAGCCACAGGTTCAATGTCAAATAGCTCCTTAATCGATGCCTCCAGCCACTGCGCGTAGGGTTTAGTTGTCAAATCATCCATTGCTTGCGTCCTCTATTGCTTTCATATATTCATCGCACTCTTCTGATAGCTTCATGATAGACTTCTCTATATCGCCGCTATACTCCCAAATGACACTGGTTTCCGATTCACGGTACTTCTCAAGCAACTCCAGAGCGATTTCTTTAAGCGCCTTCTTTTTCATCCTTTACCTCCCACGGTTCCAGCCCCGTGTCCTCATACTGTGCGAGTTTCCTCACAGCCTCAAGGAAGATAGCCACGAAAGCTCCTTCTCTCCGAACAAGGACTGCTCTGTCGTCTTTCCCATCAGGCATCTTGCCTTCCCAACGCGTCAATCTATCCGTCTCTCTCACCTCATTTCCCCCATTCTCTCATTTACATAATCCGATGGCAACAGCACAACCGCGCCAAAAAGCGCCGCAAAAGGGGATGCGCGTGTCTAAAAACAGAACTTTTGGGCAAACCGGAAGCCCGTGCCTTCGGTCGAACGCTCCCGCAAGTCCAACCGCCTTTTGTGCAAAATGACGGACTGCTACACTGCTACACTACTGCTACAAAACTGCTACACCTTAAAAGTTCTATATATATACTATTTATTCTCTTTTTCCTATGTTTTATGTGTTTAAAAGTGAGTATGTAGCAGTGTAGCAGTAAAATGGCCTAAAAAACTTTTCCAAAAAATTTCGTAATAGCATTTTAGAAAAGGTTAGGAAAATACTGCTACACTGTAACACCGTAACAGCTTTTCACCTCTCTACGCTCTCACTTTTGCCGCTATTTTCAAGCGGCTTTTTTGTTTTTCCGAGATTTTTCAGAACCTTTCGCCCAATTCCATCTTATTCACCTACTGTTACAGTAGGCTGGTAGAGCAGCCAAATTTTTTCTCTGCACACATCGCGGCTCCACTATTAGCCTTTTTGTTTGGGCGGCTGCTGATGAGACTAACCCCGCCCCGAAAAGTGACCGCTCGTTCACCCCTCCGGTATGCTGACACGCTGTCAGTATGCACCATTCGTGCATATCCCCCGCCACTTCATGCATAAATGCGCTTTTGGATATCGCCTTTGTAGCAATAACGCGAAATTATGGCGGATAATATTCATTTTAGCACTCTCCCCTTGCGAGTGCTAACCAGACCGAATTGCATTTGATTGATAGACGCTCGGTGTCCGTGTTACTAATACACTTGTCCGCGAAATACGGACAGACTACACTTGTAGACTGACACTGTGTCAGAATATAAAAAGTGATCGATCGTTCACTGATGTTATGCTGACAGCGTGTCAGAATAGATGAGCGGTACATCTTGCCTATTAGATTAGTTGCTGTGCTAGTGGTGCAAGGTGTGCTAGGCATAGCGAATTACAATCGATTGATATTCGCGCGGCTTCCCATGCCCCGCAGAGCCGCCGCAAATCAGCCTCGCCACAGGCCACAGGAGCCGCCACAGGGGGCGCGGGGTGCGGGGGCGGTGTCCATGCATGGGGCGGGGGTATAAAACGCCACAGAGGCCTCTAAAAAGGCCAAAATCGCCACCACAGCATTTTAGCGCATGGGGTAATATAAAAACACGTCTCAAGTTAGAATGCTTCCTAGGCCCATTATTTTGCGTCTAGCGAGGTGCGGCGATTTGCGTGTTATTTGCCTACCATTGTGGAGTGTTCAACATGTACTAAAACAGAGGCGCTCAGTAGTGCAGAATGACGGAGCGGATACCCTAGGGGGGTATATTGCGGGGCATGTTGCACAAATGGGTATACCCATATAAGCCCCATTCTCATGAAAAGTAACGGATTCGCCTTGAAAAGTTCCTAGATTCGTGAATTTTATCAAAAATCGGCATAGTTTGCCCAATTTGGATAAAATAGGAAATTAGTCCAAACCCTCAAAATAGTTATCGAATTTACGGGTATACCCTTAAAAACAGTGTATTTAGTCTATGGGAATACCCATTTTGACATATAGGTATACCCATGGTAGTATGGGCGCAGTCAAGGGGGCGGAGCCATGGCCCACCCGGGACAGGCTCCCACCCCGAACCCCTAGCACCTTGAAAACTGGACAGGAAACCACGCGAGCGAAAGCCGCCTAGAGGCGGGTAGGCGCGAGCGGGGGCGGACGCTGAGTAAAGAGCGGGGATATCATCCCCCCGATTTAATCGGGTAGGAAAGCTGGGTAACCCTTTGCGGAGACTAGATACGGGTAGGAACGCAGAGGCCTAGAGGGCGAGTACAAAGCAACGACAGAAAGGATAGGCTCCCGGGAGCGCTTGCCATGCTGACAGGCGCGGGGGACACCTTGAGAGGGTGTGTACATCTTGAGCTTACGCGCTGTCCCAGAACCTTGATAAATTCATAGCACCACGCGCACGACATCGGCGGCGCGGACGGCGGCTCCCCTAGGCGGTACACGGTGAACCTAGAGAAGCCAAAACAGGCAAGGCCTCTCATCCTTGCCCCGTCTGCAAAGATCGACAGTACGGCGCGGCTCTGCTCCATATGGCGGTCTTAGGTGCTACGACATATTGCATATGGTTTGATTCCCTTTCCCTTTCAAGAGAGGCGCGGCGGGGCTTCCCGCCCGTCTTTCAAAGCTTCCGGGGGCTTTCTTCCGGGGGTTTTGAAAGGCGAAAGCCAAAAATTGAAAGGGGATAAATGAATCATGAAAAAAGCAAAGAAAGTTAATGGATACAGCCTTGAGAGCCTCAAAAAGGTGGTTTCTGCCTTGAAAAATGCAAAAGATAAGTACATGGCAACGCCTATTGAGGCAATCAAGCTTTGCATTTCCAATGGTAACCGGAAGATTGGAAAGGCCATGAATGTATCATTGCCGCCTATCCTTTCTTGCGGTAACTGCAAAGAGTGCAAGCACTTCTGCTATGATATCCGCGCATGCTTACAGTACAAGAACGTAATTGACGCAAGAGTCCGGAACTATGTGATTCTTCTTAGAGATCGTGACTTGTACTTTTCCACTATAGACAAGGCATGCACCCGCCGCAAGGCTAACAAGATGTTTCGCTGGCATGTTTCCGGGGACATTATTGATCTTGATTACTTCTGCCGCATGGTAGAAATTGCAAGAAATCATCCGGATTTCATTTTCTGGACGTATACGAAAATGTACCACATTGTCAATGAATACTGCGATAAATACGGGAAAGAAAGCATTCCCGCTAATCTTTCGGTTATGTTTTCCGAGTGGCGCGGTATGGAAATGGTAAATCCTTATGGTTTCGGCGAATTCCGCGCACTTTATGAGAACGAGGAAATCCCCGAAAGCACCTACTACTGCCCCGGCAATTGCGATATCTGCAAAGCCGCAAGGCGCGGGTGCATTGCAAATGAAAACACTTGCATTTATATCCATTAATTGGGGGCGCTTGCCCCCCGTCTTAATGTGGCCTTTAGGGCGTGACAAGCCGCCAAAAACACAGAGTCAAGACAAAATGAAAGGAAAGGGAAAAGAAAATGACAAGACAGGAGTATAACGATTTTAGGTATATCAGGAGCTACAAAACAAAGGGTTTTCCACTCAACTATGGGACTACTCTGCGTATTCCTGTGGCGCGTTCTGTTGATTACAAATTGCGTTTGCACAAGTTGTTTTCCGAGTGGAATTTTCACCCGGCAAGTGTATGTATTGACAAGCCTTTCTGTGATGAGCTTTGCATTGTGTACATCTATGGCAGAACATGGGAAGACTCTGACGGGATTTCTCAGCCTTGGACGCGCCTCTATACCACTGCGGAGCGGGAGCGGTTCGACTCCGCGCTCCATTCTTAATGCCGCGCTTTTCTGCGCGGTACTCCCGCAATTCTGCAAGCCTTGACGATGGCGCGGGAGCTTTCCACTAATTGCAGAACTATTGAAAGGGGAATCATTATGAAAACAGTTAGAGAACTGAAAAAGGGGGATTTCTTCACCAGAAAGCCCATTTCTGAGCCTAGGGATTGTCAGGTCTGGATAAGGGGCGAGTATATCCGCTCCATGAAAGCGTATGAATGCACCCGGTTTTCCGATTGCAATTCGTTTGTCTATCTTAAGGGTAACCAGAAAATCTTTCTGGACTTCACTTTTTAAGGGGGTTTCTGCGATGAATTACACCTTTCTGCGGTATCTAGTCTATGAATGCCCGAGCTGCCCCGGCGCGAGTGGGCGGTATATCGGGCAGACACCCATAGAAGAGCAAGCTGTTTCTGCGGTCAAAAATCACAATGAGCGCAGAGCGGAAGATGGGTACACTTACCCGGCGTGGTTTATCTATGGGCTGACTCCGAGCGGGGAAAAAGTAATCTTTCTGTGACTAAAAGGGGAGGAAAAACAATGGTAGCCATCAAAAGTTTCCCAAAGCACCACTATTTTGTGGTGTGTTCTGGGGTAATGGAAGAATACGCACGTTGGAATAGTGATGGCACGTTCTCCGGCTCTGCCGGGATTAGCTGTCACGCCATCTCGCGCCGTTTCAACACGTTGGAAGAGGCGAAAGAGGCGAAAGCGGCGTTTGAAGAGTACGCAAAGAAGTATTGCTAAACACAGATGGGCGGGAGCTTTCTGCTCCCGTTAATGTGGCCTATGCCCGTCCAAAGCCGGGAAAGCTACTAAATGAAAGGGGATTTGAAATCATGAAGTATGAAGTCATCGCGGATAATGAGTGGATTTACGAGGGTAGCTACGAGGTCTGCGAAAAAATCGCGCTCAACTACTGGAGCGACCCGGATTTCTACGGCTTCTGCACGATTATGACAGAGGCAGAATTCTATGGGGAGGAAGCGTAATGTGTAAAGTTACTATCACGCCGAAAGTCCCTATGGGGAGCGGCACGTTCTTTCTGGATACTGACAGAGAGAAAACGTACAAGACCTACGCCGTGACCATGTCAAACGGGTTTCTGCTGTTCTGGGACAGAGAGCGGGAAACCGCCGTACGGCACAAGCTTTCTTTTGACGAGTATTTCTACGACATTACAGACTATCGGGAGGAGTAAAACATGAAAAGAATCGACATCTACGATGAAGACATGGAAACCATCAACGAGTGGTGCGAGGCAAACGGAGATCTGAGCCCGGCAGAGTTCATCATGGAACTTCTGGATGTCTTCCGTGAAGAAAACGAGGAAGCCAAACACAGATGACAGGCCGCTTCTGCGGCTTGTAATGTGGCATGGGGCGTTCAAAGCCGCCCATTGGCACTAAATTATGAAAGGGGAAAATCAAAAATGTTGTGCTGGAGTTATAACGAACCTATTGGAGAGGCCACGCTTATGCAAGGCGATAAAGAGTTCCTTCTGCATCTCTATCAGGGGAACGCTTTCCTGATTCTTACCCATGAATGGGAAGAGGAAGGAAAGGAAAAAGCAGAGGTCATCGGGTTCTTTCTGGATGAGTACCACGCGAAAAACTGCCTTGGCCTCAACAAGAAGGAAGGCCACACGGATAACATCTATGACAATGGATGGCAGAGGCTGGCAAAGGTCAGGCTCAACAAGAAGAAGTACAGATACACCGAGAAGCTGGTTAACCTTCTGGCGAAAGCGTTCGACAACATCGCAATCGAAATCTACGCAGAGTGACACAAGCTGACCGGGGAGGCACCCCCTCCCCTTCTGCGGCTAGTGGTAATGCGGCGGCACGGTCACAAGCCCGTGCAGTTGTAAAATTGAAAGGGGATTTAATCATGGAAGAAAGAATGCCAGCGGGGTACTACAATGGAACGCCTTACTATTCAAGAGATGAGGGCGTATACATGATGAGGCACTTCGGCGCTATCGAGTCAGACGAGGAACTTCTTGCATATGCTGAGAAAGTTACTTCTGGCTGGAGTTACAGCGGATGGAAACAGCCATTTACGCACTTCTATCTTAGCGACTACTGCTACGCTAGGCCGTACGAATATCTCACTAGAAAAGAGTTTGAACGGCTGAAAGAGTTGCAGAAGATTGCCATAGAAGAGTACAAAGCGGCTGAGAAAGCGAGAGAGTGGAAGCTGGTAGAAACCGTCTTCTGGGCTGACAACAGCGAGGAAGAAATCTGGGAAGACAAAGATGGTAACCGTAAGACCGTGATGACAGTTGCTCCTCACGGTGACGCTTGCTACTAAGAAAAGGAGGTGAGAATATGACTTTTGAGATTCGCTCTGATACTGAGTACAAGTACTTTGAGGTTGTCTGCCGGAACAAAAAAGTTCTGGACTCCCCGTTTGGGTTCAATCCAAATCCGTGTGGAACTGGGTACTGGATTCCTCTCAAGGGAAACTGGTACAAGGCTCTTGAGGGCATCGCGTCTTGGGTGAACAACGAACTCAAGGATGAGTGCATCTTCACAATCGGTTAATGAGCATAATCTAAGCGCACAGGGCTTCTGCTCTGCGCGTTTAGGCAGTTGCTCAACAACTGAACAAAAATTGAAAGGGGTATCAACAATGCATAAAATCGAACGCTTGAAAATGGTCAAGGCGATGGAATATATCGCCAGACAGATTAACGATGAAGAAGTCTTCTACGACCTCTGGCTTATTTCTGGAGTGGCTGACGGTGACATCGAATATGGAGACTTGAGCGTTTCGGCGAAAGATGCCGAAGAACTTGAGTACTACATCGAGGATGAAGAGTTCGCCGACCTCATGCGGCTGTTCCTCAAGACGATGCGGATTGCATCCAAGAGCGGTGGCCTGTACTGTGACAAGGTGGAAAGCAAATAAACGCAGACTGACTTTCCCCTTAATTGGGGAAAGGTAATGCGGGAAGCCCTTCTGGGCTTGCGGTCAGCACCCCGTATGGAAAGAAAATCATTGACAAGGGTATACCCTCAGTGGTAACATATGGGTATACCAAGAAAGGAGGAGCTAATGGCTATGCCTGACGCACCGAGCAAAAGAAGATGGGACGCTGAGAATGTGAGGGTTATCACGTTTAAGCTGTTCCGCAAGAACGATGAAGACATCATCGAATTTCTGGAAGGGAAAGTTAGGGGCGAAGTCATCAAGACGGCGCTCCGTGAGTACATGGCAAATCATAAGGAGGAAGAATGAAACTATTACTTATCATCCTCGCCTTCTGGCTCATGTCATGCATTCTGCGTGGTATGCGTGAGTACAGACAGCAGAAGGCAGAGAAAAAGCGCAGTGCAGAGCTTGCGCGGCTTTCTGCGGAGTGGAGAGCGCAAAAGGCACAGGCAGAGCTTGAGACTAAGCGCCTGATTGCTCTGGAGCGTGAGCAGATCAGGCTTGCCAAAGAGCAAGAGAGACAGGCGGCACAGCTTGAGAAGCATGAGAAGCGACTGGCTGATCTGGAGGAACGCATGGCAATAGCCGAAGGCGAGATTGAGTTCCAGACCCAGCAGATTGAAAGACTCCGCGCACACATTGAACACGCAGAGACAGAGCGCGATGCTTGCGTGTATGGTTCTTCCCGGTATTACCAGTGGGACAAGAAGTGCCTTGCCCTTGAGAAGCAGATTCACACGGCAGAGAGCAAGATGGCGAAAGCCCAGTACATCAAGACTTCTGCGGCTAAAGAGCTTGCCGCCTGAGAGGAGGAACAACACATGGTAGCACTCACTGACAACCAGTACCGCAACATCATCCAGACCCTTCTGCGCGGCTTTGGGGACAGCCGCCCTAATCCCAGAGTGGCGGCGATCCTCACAGCCGAGGCAAACCTTGGGATGCGCGTGGGAGACATTCTGCGCTTGCATATGTCCGACATCGTGAAGGACGGCGGCAGATACCGCTTGAACATGGTGGAGGAGAAGACGGGCAAGCAGAGGAAGTTCACCGTTCCCGATGAGGTCTACGGCTTCCTGAGACAGTATGCAGACGCGCACAAGATCCCAGACAGTGCCATTCTGTTCCCTATCAGCGCAAGGCAAGTCCAGCACCACCTCAAGCTGGTGTGCGATTACATTGGCTATGAGAACATCAGCACACACAGTTTCCGCAAGTGGTACGCAACAAGCATCTACAACGATAACGGACACGACATCGTGCTGGTTCAGCGGCTTCTGCAACACTCCAGCCCCACCGTCACCCGGCGGTACATCGGCGTGAGTGATGAGCAGATGGAACAGGCGATTGCCCGTCATGTGAATATCATTAGTGCATGAAAGGAGAACGCATGGGCAAGTGGAAATATGAGTGGGAAGTCACGTTCTACACAAGCGGCAACTTCTTGAAAACGCTTCACTTTCAAGCGAAGAGCAGAGAAGACGCACTGCGACAGCTTCACGCAAGCGGCGTGACTGTTCTGGAAGTATTGCGGTGCAGACGCACTGATACATGGTGAAAGGAGAATAACAATGAAAGTAAACGTATACAGAGACTCAGACAGCAGATGCGACAAGTTCACCATCTGGGTGGATAAGGACGGCGTTGAGCGCCAAGGCTTTATCCATGACACAGGAAGAGACGTTCTCTATCAGGGGCGCTGGCTTCCTGTATATGAGACACCGGACGGTGATGAAGTTTGGGGATGAATGAATCACAAAACAAATTAGCCCTCAGAGGAGCTTAACTGCTCTTCTGGGGGCTTTTTTGTTGTCTACAGTTCTATCCTGTTGTTCCAGAACTGCTCCAGTACTTCACGCGCGCCTTCTTTTGCGATCAGCCGAAGCGCTTTCTCTTCTGTGCCAATGCCAGCGAGTTTCACAGCAACTATATCCTTAGTCAAGAAGCACCGCTTGCATTCTATCTTCACACGTTGCCTCACTTGGATAACTGGCTGGGTCTGGTCTTCAAAGTATTTCCAGCTTTTTGTGTCCACCTTTGGCATATCGCCGCAGAAGGGGCAAGGTTTGAGATGTTGCTTCATTCATTCCTCGCGATGGCGGCGTTCGCCCACATGACACACTCTTCCAGCTTCGTCATGGCGAGACTGCGTTCACGGCTTTCTGGGCATTCATGCTCGATGACTTCTGCAAAAATCATGGCTCTCGCTCTGATTTCTGCGTACCGCTCGATCTGATCTTCCTTCGGCGGGTGGTAGGTAAAATTATTCTTGATGTTGCTCATAGTAATCATCTCCTTCTGTATACTTATCTCTAAACTTATGCTTCCTATTCTCCTCACACCACGGACAGCCGCCGTGGTTTCTGCACGTTGGGTCTATTGCTTTGCTACCTCTGTACGGCTTTCTGCGCTCTTTGCCGTGTTCTATGGCTTTGTCAAGGCTCATATCACCACGGGCGAAGTGCGGAGAACACTTGCTTTCCATCGCAGATGCGGAGCGCGATCTCACAGCATTCGTCATGCGTAAGAGCGCCAGAGTCGGCAATGATCTTCTTCACACGCAGATACTCTTTCACCATGCCATCGTACAGTTCACGTTCTGCCTGTTTGCTCAGTTCCTGTTTCAGTTCTTCGCTGGTCAATTGCATCATCCCTTCTTCCATCTTTATCATTCTTAGCTATTTTGAGCAAATTGCTTCTGCTTACTTCAAAGGTATCGGGTCAACCTTGAACACATAATCGCCTTGGAACCAGCTTGTCCACGGGTTGTCATGCGTATACCGACATGAGATAATCTTCTTGTTGAAGTCTCCAAGCGCATCGCCGAGGTAGAGCTTGTTGTTCATTTGATAGACGAGCGCGTCACGTTCTGCTTGCAGTGCGTCTATTTTCTGGTTAATAAACGTATGCTCAGAGAGAATGATGAGCAACATAATTATCAGAATCAACACGAAAATGAAGCCAATCATGCAAGCAACGAAGTGCAGTAAATCATGTTCGTATTCGTCAATGAATTTACAGACTGCGAAGCAAGCAATCGCAATGAAAGCTACCAGTAATGTCCAAATCATGTATTGTCCTCCTTATTTTTTATGTGTCATCCGGCAGTATATCTGCATACTGCTTCTGTATCTCCTGAGACGAGCGTTTCTCGCCAAGCGGGTCTGCGTTCTCCACAACAAGCCCTTGCTGTTCGTACAGGCCAAAGTGCGCTTTCTCAAACCAGATTGTTAATACCCGATCAAGAGAACCAGCCGCGCCAGCCGCTTCGATGCCAGCCGCCACAACTGCGTCCATGACTTGCACGAACTCTTTGTAGCGCGGGTCATCTGCGCGATACTTGCCGTTTCTCCATGCGGTAACGGTGGACTGATTCAGCCCCAGAGCCAGATGGCATGTCTTGACGAGCATCGGCATCCCGCTCTGAGTGCAGAGGTCAACGTACTTCATCAGCGCGTTCTGCATGGACTCAATGCTGTTGTGGTCTACGGTCTGCCCAAGCGCCCAGCATTGCCCCACGAACCATCCAGCCGCCCGGTTGAGATCAGCTTTATCCTCGCGCATCATGGGAGACAGTGGGCTGTTCTGCCAGTTAGCAAGCATCTTTTCTTCTGCCATCTTCTGCTTGTTTCGGCTCCCCTTCGGTCTACCTCTGGGCTTCTTCGGCGCTTCGGCTTCCTCTTTCTTCTTTACCCTGTCCTCATACATCATCTTCTTGATGTAGTTCTCTGTAGTGCCACAGCGTTCTGCGATCTCTTTGTAAGTCTTGCCCATGCCGTGGAGTTGCTTTACATAAGACAGCTTGATAGGCTCTTTGGGCAGTTCCTTCTCTTCGCCTGTGGCTTTGTCAATGAACACGTCAGCTATCGATTTTCACCTCGTCTTCCTCTTTATCCTCCCCTATCACCACGATGCCAGCGCTGTAGTACAACAGGAGCGGCAAGATGGCGAACAGGAGAATCCACCAGTGTTCAAAGTGGCTTGCTCCCCATGCGCACCACACGATAGCAAGTGCGCTGATAAGAGCGTCAAATACTGCCTTGATTACGTTGATAATAAACATTCGCTTGTCTATGAGTTATTCCTCCTTCTTCTGCCAGCAACGCTGGACACCATACATTCCGATGCGCTTATTGCCTACGCGCTCCCAGCCCTTGAGTCGGTTCATGATCTTCCCGATGTCCTTGCTCTCCACAAGGCTCGGCTCTTTTGGGAAGTCGGGGTTAGGACTCAGCGCCCTGTGGCACAGTTCGCGCACACAAGTCAACTCGCCGGGGTTCTTGCGCTCAAGGAAGTCAGTGATAGCACCCACGCGCCAGTCATCTTGCATGGCGTTCTCCTGTGCTTCTCTGAAACTGTCCAACAGTTTCCGGTCGGCGAATGGCTGCATAAAAGCATCGTCTATCTTCGCCTTCGCTTCTGCCCAGCATTGCATGATGTAGTCTCTGATCTCCCGCTCATGGTCGTAGATGTCGTAGCCATTGCAGTGGCACTCGACCGGATACCAGCGGCGATTGCCAGTCTTGTCCACAAGCGGGTTGCTGTCATTGCTTGTGGCGAGGAAGATGCACCGCCGAAGAAGTTCTGTCGTGTTTCTGTCATACGGCTTTCTGTAGCTGTCCCGTTGCCGAGATACAAATGCCTTGATAGCTTCCTGATCCTTCGCCTTCGTAAAGGCCGACATCTCAGGGATCTCCAGAATCCACTTACCGGACAAGTTCTCGATAGCCGCTTGGCCTTCCATGATTTTCAGTTCCCCGAAGTAGTCATCGTTGATAGCGAGGTATCGGCACAGCGTTGACTTGCCGCACCCTTGGTCACCTATCAGGATCGGGATGTCCTCAAACTTGCACCCCGGCTGATACAGTCGATGGATTCCACCAGCGAAGATGAGTCGGCTGACTTCTCTTGTGTATGCGCTGTCCTCCACTTTGCCCCACTTCGTCAGGAACTCAGTGCATCTGGGCTTGCCATCCCACTTGATACCATCCACAATGTCCGTGATTGGATTGTAGCGCCTGTCTTCAAACAGGATGCGCAGAGCCGAAGAGTGCTTCTCTTTGCTATACATTCCGTACTGCCTTTCAATGTAGTTCATACTCGCGGCTTCATCTGCATCCGTCCACGGAGAGATGGTAAGATTGCCACCCTCCATACGATGTATCTCAGCACGGTTGCCCACATCGTTGAACTTGATGCCAGCGTATTTCTCATCATGCCGCATGATGTTCACGAAGTTGTCAATGGTCAGCTTCGGCTTATTGCTTTGCTCATTGTAAACCAGAGACACCATCGGCGCTTCGGCAAGCTGTTCATCGCGGAATATCTCTGGGTTCGCTTCTTCAAAGGTAGTCCTTGCGAACTCCTCAGTGGTAACGCCAATGTCCAGAAGCGTTTCCACAGTTCTGAGGATGTCAGACGGGGCAAAGCCGTGAGCCTCGCATTTCTTGAGGTCTTCAAGCGTGAACCCAAGGTCGCTTAAGCGCCTGATGCTCTCTCCTTGGCTCAGTTGTTTACGATTCCTTATACCCGCACTTGACACCTCCAAACCATTTCATTTCTTCGTGATACCGACACTTTCTGCAAACGTAAACAGACACATTTGCTTTGCTACCCGTGCCATAACGCTTGATAACGTGCGGTTCTGGGCAAGACCTCATACAACATGGATCAAAATATTTGCCAAGAACATCGTCATAAATTGGCTCATACTTGCTCATCTTCACGCCGCCTACGTTCCCATAAATCTGCATATGATTTTGGGACAGGCCGCAACGCTTCTTCTGGCGTGTACCCTCTGGACAATCGTTGCATAACAGTCCCACGTTTCAACCCCAAGCGCCTGATCCAGTTAGCCATCGTATCCGTTTTTCCATTAATAGTGGCGTATCTGTTGTTCGTTTTATTGTTCATTTGCGTTTGCGCATCAACAAATCTGCAATTAGTAGGTGAATAGTCCCCGTCAACATCAATTCTATCTAATGTGCAGCCCCCGATTTTGGCATTTTCATTATAGCCATGTGTCAGCGCCCATTCGCAAAACGGAGTAAATGACATCCATTCATCGCAAACACGGATTCCGCGCCCGCCGTAGTCTTTATAACTTGCGCTTTTTGCGTTATTGCATCTTGCTTTCATAGCACTCCAAACTCCGTATAAGCGTGGATGATCTCTCGCTGGATAATATCCGTCTTTGTGCTTCACAAGCGTTATGTTTGCATGTCCGCAAGTAGTCGTGTGTCCGCTTCTTAAATGGGATGCATCAACGACCGTCCCGCAACCGCATGAGCATAAGCACAGCCACTTTGCGCAATGCCGATAATCCATGTGTGAGAATGAAATGACAGTAAGTTCGCCAAACTGCTTGCCAGTCAAGTCTTCGACACTCGGCGGTTTCTCAAACGGCTTCTTCTCTCCCATGTTACGGAATCTCCCACGGCTTCCATGTGATTCCATCTGGGTCAAACGTGCTTCGGACAGCCGGGATGTCCATCATGTCCGGCTTCTTTTCTTCTGTCCATGCAAGACCACATAGATTCCAGATAGCCGCGATCAGATGGTCTTCGTCAACCCAGCCGTCAAGATATTTGAACAGATGCCGTAGTGCGGAATCAGCAAAGCTGTGGGCTGGTATTCCCTTTTCCCAATTCCTGTCACCGTATTTCTTGCACCCGTTCTCATAGTGCCTTGCAAGTCTCAGGAGAACGCACATAGGGAGCAAATCGCATCGTCCTTTCCCCTCATGCATATCGCGCACAGCGCCAGTATCAAACTGTGTGCGCTCTCCGCTGTCTTTGATCTCAGACATCAGTGACCTCCTCCAGCAGCCAGTCAAGCCATGCTCCCCTTTGCTCTGGAACTGGATATTCTTGCTTTTGCGTTACACCGCCGCAGTAGTTGGCAACATCCCATTGCACTTCACCAAGAAACTTGTCAAGTTCCTCATCCGTCATGGCGCGGATTTTCATGGCGTTCGTGATGGGCTTCGGCTTTGTATCAATCACGACAGGCACATATTTTACGCTTCCGTTTCCTTGGAAGGTCGTATCGTTCATCACTCGTCCTCCTCTGTTTTCTTTGCGTCAAAGAACAAATTCATGATGAGGATAAAAGTATTACGTTCATCTGCCATTTTGCGATTGCCGTTTCGCTCTTTCCATGTTTTTGAACACTCAGGGCAGTACAACGCTGATCCGCAGCTCCCCCAGCCGCTATGAATTAAATTTACAGTGTCTTCAATCTTTTTGTTTGATAGCTTTTGATGATTTCCGCAGCAAGAACACATTACATCAATATACATGTCTCGCCATTCCTTTCTTTCTCTTGTTCAAGCATCCAAGCTTCCCACGATTCCGCTTCTTGCAATAAATGTTCTTGATATTTCTCGTCAGTTTTCTCGATGTAATGCCGGTCAATGTAGCAACCGACTATTGTTCCGCCCTTGTCCTCATACTGGAAAGGGCTATCCCATCCGTCACCGAAAAGGCCACAAGCTTCGCCTTTGTCTGATTCATTGTTCCAGCTTGTGAACAACGGGCAACCTGCGCACCTCATGTCTCGCCCTCCTCTGCCTCAAGAACGGTGGGAGCGTTCTCAAGCATATCCTCAACGCAGTACCACTCTGTTGACAATTCTTGACTGCTCGACATAAACGAACACGAATATTCTCGCCCGTGCTGTTGCATTGTGCGCTGTGCCTTTTCAAATTCATTCATAAGCGCATCCGCATCAATCAGCCGCCCATGCGGCGGAAAGGGGACGAGAGGGCAATCATCTGGCGGCGGCGCTCCCCAATTTCTCAAACGCCAGTTATCGCATCGTGTATCGAAAAAACAATTGCCACAACTTTTTGGCATCTCCATGCCCTTGATTATAATGCTCACTTTTCTCGCCTCCAATCACTATAAAGACACCCCAAAAGGAAGCAAACCAAGTTCCCGCAAAATATCACCAACATTCCCATGCTCATTCCTCCTTCGGCGGCTCCGGGAGCGACAACAGTCTTGTTACATCTGCTTCTGTATGCCCGTCCCAATGCTTTGCTACGGGCAGTTCCTCGCAATCGAACAAGTCAAAGTCCTTTGCTTCATAGTGGTAGGTATAACTGCCTTGCGGTGTGTCAATGCCAACGATGAACCACCCGCCACCAAAGCACAGTTCCCCGTCTTCATGCCGATGAGACTTCCACGCCTTGTCCTTGTACGCCTTTACCAGCGCAGCGAACAGAATCATTCGCTGATAGTACAGACCGTTGAAAGTGTGGTAGCCGTCGCTCATTTCCCCAATACCGCATTCCGGCACAGGCCGCACATCGGCGGCGGGGAGAATCTCTAATGCCCCTTTCAGCGGCATGATGGCGTATTCGCACTCGCAAAATTCGTTTGCATACCAGTCACATTCTTCAAGTGCCTTCTCGCGCTCGATATACTCAGACATTCAATCTTTCCCTCATTTCGTAGTAAAGAATGTCGTGAATTATCTTCCCAGAAGTCTCTGCTTTGCAGAAGATTGGAGCGCAGTCATATCTCGCCAGCCACGCGAGGATAGAAGCTACAAGCGAAGTCGGGGTCATGCGTGAGCGGTATTTACCGTTGTAGATGGACTCAAACGTGGCATTCTCTACCAACAGATAGACTTTAATGCCTCCGTCTTTGGCACGTTCAAACTCACGTTCAAACCGCCCACGTTCACTGGTGTAGCACATGCACAGTTCATCTATGCTGTTCTTGCGCTCCACCACCACCCTGTCTTTGAGTGTAATCTTCTCCCCCGCTGGCGTGGTGAACTCTGCACTGTAATCCCCGACATTCAGCTTTTCTCGGCGATAAGGCCGACCGAATTGCGCATAGCGCTTCTCGGAGTAATCAGTCGGCCTCTCGCGTGTATCGACCAGAATGGTCATGGAATCAAGCGTCTGCTCGATTTCTACCGGATGCATCAGAACGGGAGTTCACCATCGCTGTCATCCAGATCGGTGAAAGCGGGAGCGACTGCGGCCTTGCGAGACTCAGGAAGGGGCTTGTCCTTCAGCATACGGAACTTGCCAGCACGGATGTTCTCCACGCTGTCAGACGCAGCGGCTTCGGTACTCCATCCGGTTCTGCCATTCATCTCCCATTCCTTGTTGCGGTAGATGAGTCCAACGCCCTTGCCCTTGAGCGTCTTTTCGTCCCACGCCCAAGTGAAGCCGGGATTGGACTCCTCAACAGACCAGATGAACGTGTTGAACTTTTTCTTCTTCCACGCATCCTGTTCCGTGCCGTCAT